TGCGGTTAATAGTGTAAACTTTTTGAGCAGCACAATGATTAGCGTTAGTTCGGTATTAAATAGCCGAATTAACTTCTTGAGTTCTGCAATGATTTCTGTAAGCAGTGATTTGAGAACACAAATATTTAACACTAGCAGCAGTATAGTAAATCAATTAAGCACAACAAGTGCTTTTACTATAAATTATCTAGATACAAGAGACGCTCTTTTAAGTTCTCATATAGATTATGTTTCAGCAAATGTTGTCAATGATTATATAACTCAAGGAGTATTAACAAATAATGCAGGAGTAGTAGATTGGAATTTCAGCACAGTTGGAAACAATGCTAAACTTGAATTGTTTAGTGATGCAGTCATGAATAATCCTACTGGACTAGTAGCGGGTCAAACGGGTAATTTAATAATTGAAATTGGAACTATAAATTCGACATTAACAGCATTCGGAAATCTGTGGAATTTTGTAGGTGATTATTCTGCCCTAGACGTTTCTCTTAGTGCTAAAAACTTATTATCCTACTACTATGACGGAGAAGAATTATTGTCCAATTTAATAAGTTTCGCATAATTTCATGAGTCTAATCGTTCCAATATCATTTTTTGTTCCTGATAGACAAGAACCTGTAGTTATTTCAGGGGCTATTTCGGAAGTATATACTTCTGATTATGATGCATATAAAGATTCTAACTTTTTATTTGGCGGTCTTTTCAATGTTAATTCAGAAACTTTAACAGGTTTTGGTTTATTGGATTCGTCAAATGTTTTAGACCCTACATTCAGACCAACATTAGGTAATGCTACTTGGGGAGTTGCGGCTATGTCTGTTTCAGCAGGTAATGGAACGGATTTTCGATTTGTAGTCGGTGGTTCTTATGGTAACATAGACTTCCTCGCAAATACACAATATCTTACAGTAATAAATCTTTCTGCAACTGCTGGAAAATTTGCACAATCTGGCTTCTTTTCCGCTCAACCCAATAATACTGTTTTTGCAGTTTATGTTGACGATAAGATATATTGTGGAGGTGATTTCACAACACCTAAAACACGATGCATGGCATATGATAAAACCGGATTATTAAATGCGGCTTTCACATGCACTCCTAATAGCACAGTTTTAACTATAAAACCATCTCCTGTTGATAGTACAGTTATTTTTATAGGAGGAAATTTCACTGCTGTAAAATCAGCCTCATATAGAGGTATTGCTAAAATTAGTAAATCTAATGGTTCGCCAGTATCCACATTTAGACCACTAGCAATTTATCCAGCCGGAACTATTGTTCTTGATATAGAAGTTCAAAATGATGGTAAAGTTATTGCAGCATCCGCATTAACAGGAACCTATAATAAACATCTAATACGACTACCTGCAACTGTTTCTTCGACTTCTACCACCTATGAAAGTTTTCAAACTGCCATGGGGTTAGTCTCTATTTTAGAGGCGCATAAATTAAAATATTATGATGATGGCGGAGTTCAAAAATTACTAGCAGCAGTTAAAATTTATGATCCTGTTCCTAATGCAATAGTATATAGAGTATACCGATTCACAAATCTTTCTTCGACTATAAGTGCATCTACATTAGATACAACATTTGGCTCTGGTGGTATAGGTTATGTACAAATAGCAAACAGTTCTACAAGTCCTTATATAGCGTCAATTACCGTTGATAGTAATGATCGTATAATTTTATCAGGAAGTTTTGATACAGTAGATGGTATACCTAAAACTAATTTTGCAATTCTAGATAATACTGGCACAGTATTATAATGGTTTAGGAAACATTTCTATACAAACTTTAAAACAAAGTGTTACTAATTCATCAATTGAACGAGAACTAGATTTGATAGGAGTTTTACTTTTTGCTGTTAATAATTTATATTTGTAAAGAGGTGTAACAAATCCACCTTCACGATTTGCTAAGAATATACAAAATTCATCTATTCCATTATCTTCGATGAATTTTTTGAAAAAAGAAATGTTATACTTTTCGGTTCTTTCGGTGACAAGATCAACGAAAATAACTTTATCGTCATTTATAAAACAAAAGCCATTTATAATTTTATTTTTTCCCACTCTTCTTACTTAATATCTTTTTAACATCAAGGTATTTTTTTGAACAACTTGTACAGATAATAAAGTGTTTTTGTTCTACGTTAAAACCAACATGAAATCTACCATGACATTTTTTACAAGAAGAGTTTGGTCTTTGTGTAAGAGGAATTTGAAAGGCGTCTAAAACCTTTTCTTCTTCGGTGTTTGCCTCGTAGATGTATCCACCGAATATAGAGAAATAAATTGCGTTTTCTTCGTTCATATTATTCAAATTTGATTTCTAAAATGTTATCAAACATTTTATTTGTTGTTTTAGAGTCAGTTTTTGTATTACACCAATGACTCATTTCGGCCAATAGCTTTTTATTGTTCTTGAAAAGAGAAGAAAGTCTATAGTCTAAAAATAGTAAATTATCTTCGGGATATTCTTCAAGACCAAATGGATATGGTATTCTAACCAAATCTAGTTTTTTGACACGTTCAATTGTTAGTTCAAAATAGTAATTGTTTCCAATGATACAATTTTTGATTAACAAAAATTTTCCTTTTTTAATAGTCTCATCTTTTATAGATAAACATATATTTTTCTGGAAATATTTTTCAAAAACTTTTTCGATTTTTTCCGAAGTTGTTAAATTCATAAGGATATTTAACAACTAGAAAAGCGTTTTCAACCTTATTTCTTTCCTAAAAAACGAGAAATATAATTTTTAATATTGTTATAAACTGCTGCAACTCTTTTACTAATAGTTGGTTTCTGTTCAGGTTGTTGAACAGTTGCTTTTTGTTGTATGGCTTCTCTTCTAGCATTCTGTAATGCTGCGTATGCCTGTCCTTCGTATCCCATATATTTATCTTTTTCTTGTTCACTCATATTTATAATATAATCATAAAACCAATCATAAAATACTTGTTTTTCTTCTTGATTTGTTAAATCAAACACTTTTCTTATAGAAACTTGCTCTGCACCAAATACACGATACTCTTGGCGAAAAAAGTCCCAAACAACACAAAGATTTTTAGCTTTATAATTATACCCCATTCCAACACCTTTTGGTGGACGAAAGTGTAAAACAGAAGAACCAAAAGGTCCGTTAAGCAACTCATAATTTGTAGTGCCTAACAGACCTCTTATGTTATTCCAACCTTCTTTTTCGTGTCTTCTGACAAATGTAAGTTCAACTACATTGTTTCCTAGAATCTTTTGAAGTGAATGGTTATCCATTCAAATATTTATTACGCTGAAAGGATAGTGTCTTCAACGTGTTGACGAATCTTTTCTTCGTCTTGAAATGGAGGTTCTACAACCATCATAACTTGTTCTTCACGAAGAAGCCATGTTTTGTATCCACCAACTTTAACTTCATATGGTGATCCAACGCCTTGAGGAAAACGAATATATTCTCCAACTGCTGCATGTTTAACATCTGGACCTGCCATTAATACACGACCAATACGATAAAGACCTTTTGCTTGCTGAACAGGAATGGTGAGTAATCCCTTTTGAATTGTATCTGCATCTGGTTCATCAATAAGCTGAATCCAAAGAGTACTATTGTATAACTTTTTAACTTCCCATTTAGAAAAATCTAAATCGTAGTTTACGATTCTTTCAGTCTTATACAGCTTTTTGATTGCTGCGGAAATATTGTTTTGTTGTAAGGGTTGTAACGGTTCTGCTTCTTCTGACATATCCTTTATTTAAAGGACACTTATCTTGATTTCAATATCTTTTCTTTACCTTCAAGCATACTTTCTTCTAATTCAGGAAACAAATTTAACAATTCTAGTAGTTCTTTTTGAGAGATTTCTAAAGCAGAAGAGATTCGCTCAACTTCAACCTTTGTCTCCTTCTCTTTTTTCTTTTTACCAAAATAAGTGAAGTATGCAGAGTTTTTCTTTGGAATAAAACATTTCAAGAAATCATAAACTTCTTGTTCATCTCTCCAAAGAGAAAGTTTTCCATTAAGAATTGTATTGATTAAATTACAGTGTTCTGGACTTGCACCAGAGACATATTTCTGAACAAGGTATGGAATAAAGTTATCACAGGGAAGAATGTCTTTATGAGTTCTTGTAGATAGAATGTCTCTGGCAAAGTCTGAGGAGTTTTTCATAAAATAATATCAATAATGTTTTGTGGAGGTTTGACGAAATGTTTTTCTATATAATGAACTAGACCTTCTGGAAAAATTAAATTGTTATATATCATGCATCTTGATCCATTGACTATGCCACATAAGCGACAATTAGACCAACCCATCCAAGATTCGTACACTTTAGCATTTTTAAGAGTTGAAATGATTTTTTGTTTCTCTTCAACATCCCAATTAAAATCTATATATTCAGTAGGAAAAGGAAATTCTGATTTAGCTGATTCTTCTCGTCTCCAATAACCAAAAAACGTCTTATCTTTTAATTTTTTAGACCAAAAATTTTCGTCTATATTTGATATACTTTTTTCTAAAAGTGTCATACTGATAGTTTTTTGTTTTCGTATAGTTGTTTAAATTCTGTAGCATGTTTCTGCCATGTTTTGTCATGAGCAAATTCGCCAAGACCATAGTGTAACACGAAAATGGGCCATACGCCAATTTTTAAATTCATGTCGTTAGCATTTACACACATTCCCATGTCATAGTGATGAAATGTGAAGTTTCTATTAAAAACTTCACCCTTTCCTTTTAAGGATGACATTTTGAAGCTCATAAACAAGCCATCAATTACAACAACAGGACCGGGTGTTGGACCAAAGTATGCAGAATTAATATGTGTTTCTGAAACTCCATTAAATCCTTGTGGAATATAGTGACTTACAATACCGCGAGAGTGTTCAGGTTTTTCACGACAAAGATGCCATACCATCGGAACATTTTTAGAGTAGTCTTGAGTTGTTGCACCAGCAAGACCAACAATGTCATACTGTTCATGTGCTTTTAACAGTTTTTTGAATAAAAAATGATCATGTATTTCTAAATCATCATGCATAAACAATACATAATCAAAATCTTCACTTTCATTAAGAACGTTCTGATATAATTCTGAAAGTCCAGTCTTATTTTCTAAAATTGGTTGAACTGTTACATTTATATCTAAATTTTTCTGAACTGTAGAATCTACTACTATAGATGTTAGACATTCATTAGTACTTGAATTGTTATATTCATTTTTATTTTTTTGTGTTGGAATGATTATTTTAAATTTTCGGGCCATACCCTTACTATACAAGGATTTGCAAAAAATGTCAAGCGGGAATAAATATTAAGTATGAACTATAACGATTTTTTCAACAAATTGCTTCTTGAAGCAATTAACAATCCTCTCGGTGCAGGCAGCAGATACGACATTCCAGACGGCATTGGTGCAGAGGGTCTAGCAGACGCAGAAACCGACCCTGAACAGCTTGATAAGGATTTAGCAGTCAACGGACAACCAAAGGGTTCTGTAGAAGGTGCAAAGAGCCTTTTTGACCGTGAAACCTCGATCAGCGGTGCAACACCACAAGAAAAACGTTCCGCTATTAAGAAAGCAGAAGAATTCCTTTCCGACCTTGAAGGTTATTTATCAACAAAGGAATTGGACATTGGACAGAAATATTCCGACATGGGTATTTTGGCTGACCTTGTTCGTAATGAACCGGGAATGATTAAGAAATATAATCAAGTTCTTAATAAGATTGAAAACTTCAAAGAAGCTGACGAATTAAGAAAGAAAGCGGAAGAAATTGAGCGTCAAGCAGACGGTGAAGAAGAAAAGGTATTAGGCGGCGGTCTTTCTACTCTCCCAACGCCATAACTCCTTTATCTCCCTTTAAACTACCACTTATTAAAAGGTCTGGATTTACAAAGTCCAGACCTTTTTTTACGCAATATTCGTTAAGGTCTTTGCTGTCCGCGAAATCATTTGGATAAAAGAAAATTGTTTCGTTGTTCTTTAATTTTTCTTTTATACTGTTTACCACTTCTTCTTTTTCAAAGCGATAATTATCCAACACCCATATTTTGTTATGAAACGGAAAAAGCTTTGTTAATGTTTCTTCTTGTTCATCTGTAAGAACTATTCCTGAAACCGCAATTCCGTTTTTAACAAACATAGCGTCTATCTGACCTTCAAAAATAAAAATGTAAGGATAGTTCTCATCAATCTTATCAAGATTGAAGATCGGTTTTTTACTACCAAACTTTACAAGATACTTTGCTTTCTTGTCTGAATCTAAAAGCTTACGAGAAATGTAGCTTTCGATTTTTCCAGATGAATTATAAAACGGAATGATTAAACGATTGCCATGAAACTTATCATTTACACAGCAATAGAAAGTTTTTGGTGCATTTTTCGCAGTGAATAAACGACGAGAATGGCAATACTCTTCTGCCTTTTTCACAGCAGGATAATCTTTGAAATAGTTTACTTGAAGACTGTCTTTTAAGTTTACACACTCTCCCGGTAAAGACGGTAATTCGAAATGGTTTTCTTCATAGCCATCCACAAGTAATCGGAATTTAGGATCATAATCATAATCCTTAAGTTCTTCTTTGATTTGTTTAAAACTCAATCCTGTGACTTCTTTCACCCAAAAAAAGGTGTTCCATCCTCTGTTGCAATTATGACAATAGATGTAGTCTTCGTTCAAAAAATAAAACATTCGTCTCTTACTTCCCCAACTTTTGCCTTCTCGGCAAATTGGGCAGCATCCATTAATATAAGAGTTTGTTTCTCTTATATCTGTTGAGTATGAATAGATTTTATCTATGACATATGGTTGAGGCAATTCCACAAACTACTATACAGCAGAATATGAGTTGTTTCAATAAGTAATTTTATGGATTATCTAGACCAATTTATTAAAGAACAATGCGAAAAGAACGCCTTAGCTGGTTACAAAGAGTCAGTTAATTTAGAATATGTTGAAAATCAATTTGGACCACCTGCTAAATACCAATCATATAAAGAAGTTGACCCACAATTATTGGATATTGTTATGATGATTCAAGATGCAAGAAATTTATTTAATGAATTATCAGAAGATGTGAAAGAGGCAAGAAATCCTGTTTTGAAAGAAAAAATCTGGAACGATGTTATAAGAGCCGCACTATAATGACTGAAAATTTCGACAACTTTGTATCATCCGTTATTGGAGAGTTTACCTCTGCCAAGTCTAAAAGACGCGAGCAGAGATATAATAAATTCTTTTCGCCTCCTTCTTCTCGTATAAGAAAGGTTCGTGGAAGTTCAGGTCGTTCTGCCTCGCAGGATACCAAAGTTGGGAAAACCCAACAATATGTTGGTAGTCACTTAAATCCTCGCGGAAGAAACAAATCTGAAAAAGGTCATGACGAAGCAGGAATTGCAAAAGGTTTAGGAGGACGTTTACGACGAAAAGGAGTTAATCCGCGCAAACCCGGTAGCAAAGTAAACTCCAAGCAAGGAAATATGGAAGTTAAGTTTGTAAGAGATGACGGGACCATGAAAATTGGCTCCACTGGAAAAACAGATTACAAATTAACTAAACCTGTATTTGCTAAAGAGCGTAAGTAATTAAATGGAATCTAATTGCGGAACTCTACCTTTACAATTTGATATAAAAACTGAAAATGAACAATTTCAGAATCAATTGTATCTTCCCGGTGATGCGGATTATACAAGAAAAACTATACCGTATTTTCATCAAACTATTTGTAATTGGGCTTATAATATTCCTTTAAAGTTTAATTGGGTTTTAGTTATAGACCTTAATAACAAACCATATGTTTTAGATGAAATTGCTGCACTAAAAAATAGATACGAAGACAACCGATGGAATGTGAATACCACAGCCGCAGCCACAACACTCAATGAAGTTCAAGGAACTATTGGATGCATTTTTGCCCAAGGAGTTGTAATACCGGGAGAAGATGTTGCATTAGAATATGCAGGCATAACAGAAGGTTCCAAAAGAGGATTTATTAATGCACCGATTATTAATGGTCGTGCAAATTTCACACCTCTGGAAGTTGGATTTTTGGATACAAACCGTTCATTTGTAGATGGATTCTTACGTCCTTGGTCTATTCTGGTTGCACATAAAGGTTTAATAGCAACTCGACTTCCAACAAACAATATAAAAGCTACAATAACAGTGTATCAATTGGCAAGAGTCGGAACGGATCAAAGATCAAAGATTAGAAAAAGCTTCACATTCATAGACTGTGCTCCTATAAACATTTCTGGAGAAACATTAGATTATGCTGGAGGAACAGATTTCCCAAAATTACAAGCAAAATTTGTATATAGTAAATATTTTGTCAATGATTGGGAAAGAGATGATCCGTATATACCAAGACCAAACGATCCATTAATTTACAGTGCATCAAGTGGTCAATTAAATGCTTAATAGTTGTTTTTCGGTGTTTATAGGAATAAATTATATAAATGACATCTTATAGAATCTGGATTCCTTCTAAACAAAAATATGTTCGAATGTTTGAGCTTAATTGCGAACAGTATCGAAATCTTTTAAAAGTGTTAGAGGAAGATGATGAATTTAATTTTGCACTTAATAACTTAATAAAAACGAATTTATATAATTCAGAATACAATCTTTCGGATTTTACAATCATAGATAAATTTGTAATATTTTTACAATTAAAAATTAGATCATGCGGAGAAAAACTGTCACTGATTCGAGTGTGTGATAAGTGTGGTGAGAAAACAAATATCTCAGTTGACCTAAACTATACCATTGATAAGTTGGCTCCTTTTATTGATAAATCGTTTGGTCGTGAGTTTATTTTTAATAACACACGCATTTTTTGCGATATACCATCTATTAAAGAAACTGACAATAATGAGTCTGATAAAATTGATATAAACAAAAAATTAGATTTTTATTTGTATTCATTTATAAAAATTTTAACAATAGGAGATAAGGTTATAAATTTAGAAAATTTTGAAGAGTTTGAAAAAATAAAAATATGTGAAACTCTGCCGTTTCCAATTATGAATTATATAAGAGAGAATTATCTAAACGTGATAAATTCTAATCTACTAAATGTTATGTTTTTGAATAATGTTTGTAAAAACGAAAAATGTAAAAACGACTTTCAGATTAATTTAGACATTAATAATATAAATGATCTTATCAGAATATTATTCAGTGATGAATCACCCTTGAATGTTCTTGTGCGATATGCTAATCTATCAACAAATTCTCATTTTGATTTTCGTTTCTACGAAAATATATCACCTCATGAATTAAAGATATTGAGTAAAATGATCGAAGATAGTAACAAGCAGTCAGAGCCTCAACAGCCAAAAGAAATGGACTTTTTTGAACAATATAGAAATCAGACAAAAGGAATGCAAGAATCTCCAAGTGAGTTTCTTTAAACTTGAAAAAACTTGCACTGAGAGATAAATCTATTATATGTCAGAAACTTTAAACATTAACGATATTATTGGTTTAGTAAAAGAAACAAATAAAGATTTTGAAATGGACGTTTACGTTCCATCACTCAATAAAGATGTTCATTTTAAACCAATGAATGCGTCTCACTTAAAATCTATTATTAAAACATCCGTTGAAGGAATCTTCGCCAATAACTATTTCAATCAAAGCGTTTTTTCAATTATCAGAGATATTTGCGATTCTTCTATTCCTCTTTCTAAAATAACAACGCTTGATAAGATTTTCATCTTGTTGCAACTCCGAAAAAAGAATGTTAAAAATTCAATTAGTGTTGATTTTAAAAAGGACGATAAAGCTGTTTCAGAAGACGTTGATTTAGAACAATTTTTAAATAAAATCAAAAAACAAAAACTATCATTCTCGGACGAAATTTATAAGAATGGAGCATACGAGATTACAGTAGGATTTCCAAGCATAGAACAAGAGTATCTTTTTGACACTTATTTCCAACAAAGTAAAATCAAAAAGATTGATGAGAATGATCGTGCTGCACTCAAAGAACTTTTTGCTCCTCTTTTCATCAGTGAAATCACACAGTATATCAAATCTATAAAAATTAAAGATCAAGAAATTAATCTTTTAAGTCTTTCAATCGCAGAAAGAACAGCAATAGTTGAATCTCTTTCTGGAACAGTAGTGTCTGGTATTATTGAAACTATTGATAAGAGTTTCGGCAAACAGATTTCTAAAATATTAACACTGGAAAAAGAAATTGAAGGAGAGGTTTATAAAGGACAAATTGAACTAAACGCAAACATATTTACATAAAAAGAAAAACCCGGTTTAAAAACCGGGTTTTTTATTTCAGATTTTCTTTTATATTAGGCGTTGTAACCTTGAGCCATTGCTCCGCCAAGACCACCAGTGAAACCTTGCTGTCTTGCACCAGATGCGGCACCAGATGCCATTGCAGCTTTTGTAGCAAGAGCAGCCTTAAGTTGACCAAGTGTGATATTATCTAAATTCTTGCCAGCAAGAGAAGAATTTGGACTTGCAGAAACGTGTTGTGCCAAAAGTTGTTCAAGAATTTTAACTTGATTGCTCAACTGTGCGACTCTTTTGTTAGCAGCAGCTTGTGCTTCTCCAGTTTGATAAATATCTGACACGTTTTGGCCGATCTGTTTTGCTCCTGCGGCAGCAGCATTTCCAACTTTTCTTGCTTGATTTCCAACAGCTTGACCTGCACTCTTAAGACCACCGCCAATCGCACGACCAATGTTTCCAAGACCACCAAAAAGTTCTTCAACAACTTTCTCTTGTTCTTCTGAAAGCTGATTGTTTTCATACATTTCAATAAGCTTTGCTTCTGTTAAGTAACCTGAAAGGATTTGTCTTTCAAAATTTTCAAGTTGTGCCGACTCGTAGATGTAACTATAATTACGCATATACCATACTTACTAATAAATACTTAAAATGGCGAAAATCGAAAATTTTGTGGATGCATTAGAAGCTTACTTGGCACAACAAGGAAAAGGAGGAAATTATTTAGCGAATAAATTAACAAGTTTATTTGAAAATAAAACTTCGCCTCTTAATCTTAATGATGGTCCACTTAAAAATTTTGGTGAAAGATTAAAAGATTTTAACAAGAATACTAAAAAATTAAATGATTTCGTTGAGAAATTAACAGATAAGGTAAAAGACTTGAACAAGCAATTAAAGATAAAAACATTCACAGCATTAGATAATAGTGTTTCTGATTTCTCTAATAATTTATCAGGCATGGCGTTTCCATCGTTTCAATCTTTGGATCAAAGTATTCAAGATTTCTCTAATAAAATATCTAGTTTTTCATTACCGAAGATTTCAGGTATAACATTTCCAAGCTTAACAGGATTTAAAAAGACATTAGATAGTCTATTAACAAGAATGCGCGACTTTCGTGATTCTATAAAAGTTGGTGTTATGAATACGTTCATAAACAACATCAAAAACATGAATGCATTAACACGAAAAATAAACACAGTGTTAGGAAATACGAATAATACAAAATCTACTAGAGGTAAAAATTCTGTTGTAGATGTTAATATCGTTGGTATAGATTCGGCTATTAAATCGTTTTTATCAAATGTATTAAAAAAGGCGGGAACTGTTAATAATATAGTAGATCAAAAAGATAAAGACAAAGAAGAAGGGTCTATTGTTGGCAAAATTATCAAAGGTATCATTGGAACAGTTGCATTATTGGCAGGAATAGGATTTCTTTCTAAGTTCTTAGATACACCAATGGGTAAAGCTATCGGCAATGCTTTTGGTAATATGAAAAACGCATTTATAAAAATGTTAAAACCTTTCTTAGAGAAATTATTTGATTATTCAATGGAGGGATTACACGCACTTTTCTACGACTTACCAAAGTATTTCTTAAAACAAACATTCAACTTTTTCGGATTAAAAGAAAAACTTGGAAAAGAAAATGAAGGATTGGCAGTTCTTTTAACAAAAGGTATATATTATGGTGTGAAGAAACTATTTTTCACAATTTCTGATAAATTTACTCTTAGTGCATTCTCTAAAGTGACTGCAATATTAAAGCCATTATTCACAAAACCTATTGAATTTATAGGAAAGGTTTTTTCTGATATTGGAACAAAAATGTTTGGTTCTTTAACAGCACCTTTGAAAGTAATTTCAAATTATTTTACTGTAGTTAAAAATTCTTCTGCAACAGCATTATCTAAATTTACAACCGTATTCAAATCCTTTTTACCGAAAATTGGTATAATTCCGCAACAATTACTTAAGTTTGTTTCTGGTATATTTTCTGGCGGAGGAACTTTTAAATTTGTAGGGTCTTTTATGAAATTAGGCGGTGGTTCCATTTTTAAACTTGTTGGAGCAATGTTTAAAAACATAGCAAAAAAGATTCCTTTAATTGGAGGTCTTATCTCTTTCAAAGATGCATATGACCGATTTAAAAAAGGCGACATAGCTGGTGGTCTTATCAGCATAGGTTCTGGTATAGCATCATTCTTTCCCGGTATTGGCACTGCAATATCTATTGGATTAGATGTATTAAATGCATTCTTAGACCGTGAAGGAAAAAACGGAAAAGCTACACCTAAAACTAAAATAAATGATTGGTTTTCATCTGTATATAATAAATTAATGAGTGGAGTAGACTGGTTCTTAGGACTCATAGGTGATATATTATCCGCATTAAATCCTGTTAATTGGGCCAAAGGTATATGGAATTGGTTCACTGGTGAAAAGGAAAAACTGGACGAAAACCTTGAAAAAGGTAAAAAACCTGTTGAATATAATCCAGTTGCTAATGCTAAAAACTTTCCCTCTCAGAATAGTACAACTCGTTGGGACATGCCTCAAAAAGTTAACGATGCTCGCGTGTCTAATAGTAAAGTTGTAATTCCGTCATCATCGGATGATGTGGTTATGGCAAAACGGGGCGGTCCATTTGATGAAGCATTCAAAGAAATGAACGAAAAACTTGATGCATTAATTTCCGTATTTGCTCAAGGAACACAACTTATTGCTAACACCACAATTCAAGGCAGTGCATCTGTTGCGCAAGCTGTTGCTGCAAATTCTGGAAAACAACCAATCATTCTTGGTGGAAGTGATCCTATCGCAGATTTCCGTGAAAGAGCTAATAAATCTGTTAGATAAATATTTCTATGGCAGGCTTCAAAATTCAGTATACACTATCCGATAAAAACAGTAAGTTTTACAAACCTGTAGGAAATGGTGATATAAATGTCATTGAAAATATGGCATGGACTCTTTCGCCTATATTGCCTGATGATAACGATGTTCCTTATGTTGAGCTTAAAGAATATCAACAAACCACAGGTCAATTAATAGCAGCCTTGGCATATTATGGTCGCGTATTCACACGAATTGAAAGAGAAGGCACAAAAGCTTTCACTGAACCAGATGATCCTTTAGAAGTTTACAAATACAAATACTTTGCCGAAGCTACAGGATTCACTTATATTTTACCATATTTTAATCCTAAGAAATTAGCCAGAACAAATACTTTTGGCTCAGAAGAAAGTCCGTTCACAGGACTTTTACAATTAGGCAGAGAGATAAAGGCGTTCGGCGCTGCAAAAGGCGTGGGCGCAGGAATAGCAGCTAGTATAAGCAGTGGTAAAGAATTTGGTGGTGCAGCAATAGCCATCGCAAACACCATGCTTCCTGGTGCTATAAATTTTGAAAATCCTCAATCATGGACAGGAACAGGAACAGAAACCATCGAAGTTACTTTTGATCTTTTTAACACAGGAACTTGGGACGAAGTGGAAAATAACAGAAGATTTTGTCATTTATTCTCTTACCAGAATACTCCTTCTAGAAGAAATTTTGCAATAGTTGACCCTCCAGTAATATATTCTCTTAAAATTCCTGACGTTGTTCAATTTCCTGCATGTTACGTGTCTTCCTTAAATATTACAAATTTAGGAAATACTAGAACAATGGTAGTTGATGGCGGAAAAAGAACTGTCCCCGAAGCTTACAGAATATCCATAACATTCACCGCACTATTAATGCCAACTAGAAATCTTATGAGCGATCTTGAAAAAGGTGGCAAAGTTGAAGCAATTAGTGATGTAAGAAAAGCACAAAGATTTGCCGATCTTTTCCAACAAGCATTAAGCGAAGGATTTGAAAACAACGACACTAATAAGCTTCTCCGACAGGCAGGTTTTGAGCTTGATGAAGAAATGGGCAATCCTATTGGAACTGCGGAAAGATTAACCGTTAACCCATTTAGACTACCACCAAGATAATATGAGCGAACCACTTAATTCATACGACTATGCAAACATATTCAACACTTATACAACAAGTGATGGATACGAATTTTATAATTTTTTCAATCTTGTTAATATTGAAGGAGATATTGACCCTACACTTTATAGTTATGATACAGCGTATGATTTTCGTTCATGGTATGAGTTATCAAACAAATATTATGGAACTCCCCGTTTATGGTGGATAATTCTTGTTGCAAATAAAAAGCAAAATCCTTTTGATGTAATTTCTGGAGAAAGAGTTAAAATTTTAAAAACTGCTGCTGTCACACAAATAGTTTCACAAATAAATAATTCTTAATGAGCGCAGAACAAAATAGCGATTACACCTTTAACGGGCAAGATTATGAATGCACAGTTAGACTTTATAACGGAGTCAACGATGTATATCTAAATAACGTCTCTTGGGATAATCTTATTTTAGAAGAAGATATTTTTGATTGGAAAATCAAAGGAAGTATTGTTATAAACACTCCTTACGAATCTTTAGAAAAAGAAAGTGAGGAAACTCAAAAATCAGTTAAACAGGATAAAAATAATATCATATATAAATTTCGTAATGATGGTCGAGATACTCTTTTCATTTCTATAAAACCAAAAGATGTTAATATGCAAGGACTGCCTAATTTTTTATTAGATGATAAGAAATGGCGTCTTGAGGTAGAAACTGTAGTTTACGAAGTTCAAGATTTGCCCAGCACATCAATAACAGACAAGAAGAAAAAACTTTATTTTTGGGAAAAGGTTTACCAAATGATGACTGAAAAGGATTCGGATTTTTCAACTTCAACCGTTGGTAAAAATTCTAACAAAACTAATATATCTCAGGTTGATAACACTGAACGCTCTCTTGTATGCACAGAAGCAATTGCTGAATTATTGAGAAAAGACCCTGATTTTGAAAAGTATTCTAAATTAACAAATAATAAAGAAGAGTGGGACTCTGGTAGTGAAAAGAATACAATGAATTATTCTTCTCCTGTTAATGCTAAGTTTATAGATAATTTAGAATACATGCTTCATTATACAACAGCATCAGATGTTTATAATAACGAACCTTGTATTTTTAAATTTGAAAGAGCAGAGAAGAGTATGAGTCCAAAACAATTTTCACTCAAGCCTATATCAAAATATTTTGAAAAAGCAGGAAACGAACAAAACACTCCTAAAGAATATCAAATTGAGCATTTCTTTCTCAAAGAATTTTCTGATACAGAAAAGACTCCTCCTCTTATAAAAGCTCCTTTAGGTTCTGCTGAATCAGAAAATGAAATAAAAGCTGATGAATATAACATCATTTATAACTATCGTTTAGTAGATTTGAACGGTTCAGACTACTCAAAAAATTTAACAAATTATCGAGTCGTTTCTTACAATTCTTCGTGTGGGCAATTTTGTGAAGAGAATAAAAATCATAGTGCAGAACAATATAAAACATTTTTCAAAAAAACTATCCGAGATAATGTTCTTACAAAAGAGAACAATGACCGACTTGTTTTTACTCCATTTATTAGAGATTCTTTAAATACCAAAACAATTGTCACGGTTGCTAAAGAGGAAGTTACACGTTTAGCAGAAGGACGAAATAAATTATTACAATATTATCTTTTCTCAAATCTTGCTATAAATTTCTCAACAAGAGGATTAACTCTACGTCAAACAGGAAGATTTTTTGGATTGTCTAAACAAAATTTAAATGATAAAGAATATGACCATAAATTAGAAGGTCAATATTTTGTAACTAATGTTGTTCATTATTTTGATAACAGAACTAGAAACTATACCACCGATTTGATTGGTGTTAAAACTCATACATACAAAGAAATAACCAGATTTGAGTCAGATGATGTGTTAATTATAAAACCTTAACCATTTCTGACTGTAAATACTAGATATGTCTCAAGTTGTAACAGAAAATTTTCGCAAATCTCTTTATTCCACACCAACAGGAAAAAGAAAAAATGGAACAATATTTGACGATTTACGCCTTTCCTTAGAAACAAGCGAAATGCCTTTAGACCGTGCAGTTCAGATGATTGCTGAATATCATGGTCCTTGGACAGGTAGTTCAACGGAGTTGACAAAATTCTCTTCGTTTGTTGGTGGAAAACTTGGAAATGGACAAAAGATTAAAAATCAAACAACACAAAATTTGTATGGAGCAGCGAGTGTTAATAATGCAGTAAACCAAATGCCTCCTAGTGCAGTTGGTAAAACTCATCCCCAAACTTGTGCGATTATGCCAACTCCTCTTTTGCGAGAGTTTTTGAATAAGGCACAAAAAATGCACCCAGCCATTAATATGTATATTCAGAATAACATATACAGTTTTCCGTATTTTCAACAAACTAGCGAAGACGTTGGAAGTTTTGCAAGCATAGCACAAAACCAAACATCAATTGATCCGATGAAATGGCCGAACATGGACGGAGTAAACTGCTTGGACACAAACAGTAGAATGAATAAAAATACTCAATTAAAAATGGCAGCATCCGTTTTTGGATTGATGGATAATGCAAATAATTTCTTAAACTCTATGAGATTACGCTCTATGCCAAAAGGAAACAACATGTCCTTTATGCATCCTTCATATTCAAGTGAAAGGCCAATAGCACACGGTCATAACTACTCAATGGACGTTTTCAACGGCAAAAGAAATTCTGATGCAGTCGAAGGAGCATTGGCAGCGGTTTTGTCACTCGCGGGCGACTCTTTGCGATTAATAAACAAGTTTTTCTGTATTCAGGAGCTTGCAAAATATGAAGTTGAAGGTTTTGAAATAAGCATGAACGAAGGGCCAAACGGAGAACCTGTGACATACATTGTTGATATGAATGGACGACCAATGTATGACAATAATGTTTCAAATGAAAACACAGACCCAACAAACGATAAAGTTGTAGGCACTAAGCCTGAATGTAAAAACGAATTTGATTAATATGATTTATAATGGTTTATATAGAGGAATAGTTATTCAGAATAACGACCCACAACAGAGTGGTCGAGTAAAAGTTTATGTTCCCGGCATCAACTTGAATCAAACAAAAAATTGGAACCAAGCACAAGAAGAAGATAAATTTTTCAAGGTTATGGGTGCCAATACTGGTTCTTCTTTGAGTCCACAAATTTTAGACAGTCAAAAAGAAAGACTACTATGGGCCGAAGTTATGCTTCCAATGATGGGCATGAGCAGTCCCGGTTTTTATAATGCGCCTTCTGATTCTTATTACATTGGAAATGATTCTGGTTATATTTCACAAGACAGTAACAAATCCGCCGAAGCATTCGCCAAGGATAAACAACAAAGTCAAAACCGACCAGCTAAATCTCCTTTACCAACTTACGGTCAACCACCAAGAACAAACACAGATTTAAACTTTCCAGTCAACGGTTTGCCGTTTTGTCTTCCTGATAAATGCGATAAAACAGGCGCAGTTAAAAGTAATCTTAAAAAAACAAATTCTCCTCTAGATTCTGTTATAGATCAAATACCATCGGAATTTGTTCCTCAAGTTTTAGATTTAGACCCACCAATTTCAAATGATAATAATTCTGTTGTGAGCATTGATGTAAATGTCACAAATCCAAGCATTTTTTTAAATGATGTGAAATTATCTGAGGATAATCCTTTGTTCAACAGAGAATGCTTTAATGCAGTGGACACAACAAACATGCTTCCGTTTGATACTCCATTACTTTATGAGGACACTGACGAAGCTCCATCATACACTTACAGTGATTTGCCAGTAGGATTAATCATTAATGATAAAAAGAGTTTACCTAATAATTTTAAAGTTACATCATATAATGATGACGAAGTTACTTTTGAAGATGGACCTATTAAAATTAAAGCAAACAGAAAAAATATTAACGCTATAAACATTCGTCATAATAAAAATCCTTTTGACATAAACAAAATTCTTTCATTAAAAGGATTTTTGAGCAGCAGTTTTCCTGTGAACGGTAAAACTGTTATGCCACGTAGTCCAATTACAAATGGTCAGAGTATGATTTCCCGTGGTGGAGGCGGTGGAGAAATTTTCAACAACATCACATCAAAATTATTACCAACTTTCCAAAGAAAAGATATGCACATCGGAGGAGCAAACAATGAGTCCCGTGCAACAGTGAATCGTTGCCGTGAACCAAGCAATGATCCTAATAAAACAAAAGGTGCAAACTTGGTGGGAAACGTTTCTCAAATGCATCGTGGTCCTATGCGTTCACCAGACTATAATAATGATTTCAAAGGCATGATCGCAATACCCGGTGTTGGTTCGCATGTTTGGATTTATTTTGAAAATGGTGATTTAAATTACCCAATTATTCTTGGTTCTTTTGCATCTCAGGCAGATTATAGAGGAATTTACGAATCAGCGTAATTAAATATCTAATATGCATTATCCCGGTAAATACAGCAACGACTCAAATCAATCAGAAGAAATCGTTAAAGATAAGGTTGTTTTGAACCAACCCGCAGGAAACATCGAATTTGTCAACACAAAAGACGAAGAGAGTGTAACAATAACACACAAAAATGGTTCTCATAGCAAATTGGATAAATTTGGCCGTGACGAGTTAACTGTTCATGACAAACGTGAACATGTTATGGGCGATTCTCTTTTAACAATAAACGGTTCACAAACAGAACATGTTGACGAGAACTGTCAAAAGGTTGTTCTTGGCGATGTATTAGAAACTGTTGGTGATGCAAATCGTTGGAAAGAACCAATGCAAAATATCAAGGATGCATATCAAGAAATTCATGATGTCAAAAGATTATTCGAAGTTAAAAGAGTAAACAAAGAAAACAACATAGATCAAGCACCAAACCAAACAAAATCTGGAACTCCTGCAAAGTGTCCAACACACAGCAACGTTTCCAGAGTGATTGTAAACAATTCTCCAACTGTTGTCACAACACAAAAAGTAAACAGTCGTGAAGTGATGAGTGTAAGAGATGGTAAGGAAGGCTATCAGAACGTCTCAGGAAGCGGAGGAAACCTTTGCTTGACCTGTTGGGGTAAGATGCTCTCGCCGTCATCTCAAGATGGCGCATGGGCCATAGAAACGCAAAAGAACACCATTTCTCAAAAGCGTGAAGAAATTCAAAAAAGAATTTACGAATACGAAAAGCAATTAGGACAAAATAAATGTCCTAATGGTGGTTCCAAAATAGAAACTATTGCAAAACATTTCATTCAAAATATTGGACTTGTTTTCAATGATTTTGAATCATTCCGAAAAGACCCATACGGCAAGCTTGTTCCTTGTGGTGTGAAAATTGATCCTCTTGGAACAACAATTTATACACAATATCGTGAATCATCCCTTATTGAAAATGTGGACGTTGATAAATTTCCCGGTGGTTCTTATGAACTAAATGTTTGTGATGGTTGGACTGCAACTGTTGGCAGCAACGGAATTGAATTTAAAACAAGCGGTCCTCTTAATTTGTATGGAACAGTTGTAAATTTAAACGGCGAAGAGGTTTCGATTGGTTCAAGAGGCGAATTATCTTTTGATGGTGAACGTGTTGACATTACTGGTGATGTAATTTCTCTTCGTCCTAAGCGTTTATCCAGAACTCTTGAAACTGGCGGACAAACAGAAATTGAACAACAAGTTTTAATTGATGGTAACTTGAATGTTGGAATTAATGCAGTGATTCGCGGGGGCGCACACGTTGAAGGTGAACTATCTGTTCATCACGTTACTGCACCTTGTGAATATCATATAACTGAAAGTGATTTCACTTATGATCAAAACATTGAGCCTCGCGTATTACCACCACCATCTCCTGAAATTTGTTATTTTGGTGCAAATGGAATTAAGATTGCAACGGAACCACAAGATTGTGTGGCTGATGCACCGAAAAGTCCTACATATGCATCTCTTTTACCAGGGGCGCTCATTGGTATTGCAGTAGGTAAGGATAGTAATGGAAATGATCACTGTTTGCAGGTTTACTCTGTAGAAAGCACAAACTTTGCAGTTGTTGATAAACATTATCACTATTTTAAAAATCTTCCTTTAAAACTATTTGAACAAAATAGTGATGTTCAAGCAAGTATTGGTTCACAATCAGGAAGTGGAAGCGCAAATCCACACAATGCTGTTCGTGCTGTTGGTGCAAGAAACAATTGGCCTTCTCCTGTATTGGCACAGCCTGTAAAAAATTCAACCACAGAAAACACTGTGGTTGATAAATTTGGCGGAAATGGTTGTGATACTTTATCTATTGATAAAACTGATTGGGCCGGAACAACTTCTGAAAATGATTCTTTACCAAGTGGAGAAGGTGTTCGTACCCAAAAGTACACGGATGAATATATTCAGCAACAAGTAAAAAAATTAGAAGCTGAATTAGAAGCAAAATACGCTGAACTAAAAGCAGCTTTAAAACAATTATCTAAATTAGATTGCTGAGTCGTCTTCGTCGTCAGGTTCATCCAACCCCATTGTAATGCTGCTTCCGCCTGTTGTCATAAAATCTTCAACAAGATCGGATAATGCACGGCTTTCTAGATTATTATGAGAATTTATAAGAATCATAGAGTTTCCGTTGACATCAAATCCTAATAAAATATAACAATCCACAAATTCTGATAGTGTGCCAGCAATGGCTGTGCCTAGTCTTTGTTTCTCTTTTTGAGAAAGAGCTTTTGGTTTTTTTCTAACTTTTGGAGCTTTTTTATCAGGGATACCTTTTAAAAAGTTTTCAACTTTTTTAAGATCGGACTCGGAAGGATTTTCAGGGGTTTCGTCCATATATGTATTTATAAAAGATAAGAGAAAAATTTGGGGGAACATTGTTCCCCCAAAAAAATTAAGCGTTTTGACCGTATCTTGGATGTTTATGAATTAATCCACGCGAATTTAGGTATTCTGCTAGGACTTCGATACTATCTGTATCGAGTTTCATGTTGGTATTTGTATACCTACCGCCATCATAGATGTGGATTGTGTTGTTTTTGTAACAAGTTACAAAGATTGACATTCCTCCGTTATCAATGATAAAAGACCATTTTCTTTCATCTTCTGGTGTGTATTCAACTGCGTCAATTTTATCTACAGTGTAGCCCATATCGCGCAGACGCTTGATGCAATATGATTTAGTTGATATTTTATTTGACATAAATTATTCTTCGATTAGGGGTTCAGATTCAATGATTTGAGAGATAATTGGCTTAGTGATCATAAACTCGACCACATCGCATACGTCTTCTGGTTCAACATCGGTTAAGATTTTGGTTGAAGAGAAGATGTCGAACGCTTGTGAGCCAAGTTCGGAACGGTTTACATTGTATGTAACAATGATATTATCGCGTCCTTGATTCACAATCGCAGACCAACATCTGCAATCGGTGTGATTATATACTAGGTCCAGTTTTGATACGGAGCAATCTGCGCTCCTAACTTTTCCTGCGAATGTGTTATAGTCCATTTTATTTAATTAGTGGAGTTGTTATGTATTTTAGGTTTGAGTTGTTGTTTTCGATTTCAATATACATGACACCATTATCATTTAATTTCATCGAAAAATCGTTTTTGGATTTTAGAACAAGTCGTAAAATGTCAACATCATAGATTTTATTCGGCACTGTTGTTTTTACTCCTTCTGATACATGAATCTTAATATCGTCTGTATGATTCGATGTAGAGGACTTGTCACCAAAGTAGAAGTAAACGTCTTCGTCTTCTTGTTCAATGTAAAACTTTGATGTCTCTGATGAGAATTCTAGTGCCTTTTTGATGTTCACGACCTTGCTCGCATCAATGTTCACTTCATGGTGAACTGCAAATTTCTTGAATACTTCAAGATTAAATTTAGGAACTTCAACAAGATTGTCATCGAGTAGTCTGATGTTGAAGCGAATTTCTTTTGTTGCAAATGAAAGAGTGTTATTCTCTTTGGAAATGTCTAATGACACAAACATTTCGTCATTTGCTACGCAACCTAATCCTTTGATTAGTTTCAAAACATTTAAGCTACAACGATCTAAACAGTCTTCAAGATGAAGAGGTTTGTAAGTGTTGTAAAGATTAATGTTGCGCGACTTTGTTGCGGAAACCGAGTAAAGATTTGAGCCGTCACAGAAAAGGGCAATTTTACCTTCTCTGTTGAGTTCATTGATTGGGTTAATGAACTCGTTTACGAATTCTTTAGGATTGATCTGGATTATCATCTATGATTTCTGTTTCTGGTTGAGATTGGGGTTGTTCTTTGTTGAGCAGTAGTATAAGCGATTCTACTGTTTTAGTCAACTTGTTTAGTTGAGTTTTTTGAGCCTTGATGTTATTCTTTAATGCTTTGATTTCTGTAATAAGAGCATCACGGAATTGTTTTTCATCTTCAAGATAAGTTTTTCCTGCTTCATTAGTGTAACTTGGCATTACAAAACCGCCAGTGGATTCCATTGAAGAACCGAAATTACTAGGAGCTTGTTGAGGCATTGCCACTCCTTGTGGCATCGGAATAAACTGTTGATTTGATGGTGGTAAAACACCTTCTGGTATTACAGGATCAACAGGATTATTATATGCTGGTGGAACCTGTGGATAATATTGAGGAGGAGGTTGTGGCGGATACATCTGCTGCTGAATGTATTGACTTGGATAAGGAGCAGATGGATGTTGCGGATAATTGTTTCCGCTGTTTCCTAAGAATCTTCGAAAGTCTGTTCGGTTGTACTTGATGCCACTTCCAGCAAGTGTTTGCTTCATTTCTCTTTCGCAAGAAGCGGCTAAAAGTGCTATGTCTCTATTATCGTCCATAGCAATATTTAGCCGCTTCTGTTGAAATTTCAATTAATTTTAGTCAAGAAGAGCATCTAATTCATCAGGTTCGTTAGATTTTGAATCTCCCATAGGGATTTCATCATCTTTGGCTGATGTAGTTAGATTGATCTTTGGCTTTGGAGAGACTTCTTCCTCTTCTTCGGAATCAAGTTCATCATCTGGTGATGCACTTGTGCCGAACCAATGCTTGTCAAGAATCTTCTGAATTTCGTCCTGAGACTTAACTTCTGGAATGAATTCAGTCAAATCATGTGCCTTGTTAAGGATGTCACGAATCTGTTCGTCGGAAAGTCCAAGGTCTTCGGCATCATCGAAAGTTGTTTCTGAATAGTTGTTGAAACCAGCCTTTTCAGTAACCTTAACAATTAAGCTACGACCCTTTGAGGAAAGGTCAAGTGCCTTAGCACCAATCTTCTTAGCCATATCACCGAAAATCGCAGAGTGGATTTTCTTGTAAATATCGCTGATAGGATTTCCTTCACGATCAACCTGTGCTGGATATGGAATGGCAAGAACTTCACCAATCTTTTCCTTTGCATCAGGATCATCACCATCAACAGAAACGAGATAGCCGTTTACTGCTTGTTTACGCTGTGCGAGCAGCTTATAAGAAGCCTTTTGTTCAGCTTCATCGCCTCTTTCCTTAGCCTTGGAATAGTGATCCCATTGGGTCTTTTTGAAAAGGTCTTCCTTGATTCCTGCGTCCTGTGGAGAACGCCCGCCATAGACATATGTGCCGTCTACTGGACTCTTGAATCCGACTTCTTTGTATGTTACAAAGGTGTTGTTTACATCCTTGATGTAAGGAATGAGACGGATTACGTATGTGCAGTTCTTCTTAAATTTTAGAATTCTTGGGTCGCCTTTGTAGCCTCCCTTTTCTTTCTGAATCTTAGTTTCTTCAACTGCTTTGACTTGGTTTAATATATCTTCTAGGTTGTATGACATAATTTCTAATTTTTCTAATTTTTTCTTAATCAACTGTCTTGATACTATCTCCGACAGCTATGTATACTTATACCACACTCTTCACTTTTCCGCAAGTTTTTTCTGCAAATATGATGAGATTTTTTTCTTAAGCTCGCTCATATAATCAACAGTTTTTGAACTGCCTCGGTATCTATTTAAGAGTGAGTTTAATTCTACATCTGAACCATAATATAGTTCAAACTCATCTTTTGGCAAGTTGTTCAGCAACTCAAAAAAACCGGGAATGCCAAACACAGCATACCATGAAATTTTGTGCTCTTTAAGATGAATCAAACAATCATTTTGTGAAACAGAACAATGCTTGATGTAAAGCTCCAAAGGAATCTTTTTCTGTTCACAATATTGTGCGACAAATTTAAAAGAGTCTTTGATATATTCAAATTGCTCTTCGGGATTGCTTTGAAGCAAAGTTTTATAATAAGCAATACAAGTGCTTATTCCTTTTTGACTGCCGTAAAATTTCAACGAATAATATTTCTTATCGTCGCTATAAATTTTATACGGAGCATCAAAATAAGTTTTATTAAAAAAGGCAGGATACTTTTGAAACACCTTTTCAATTTTTTGTAATGCTGTTAATTTTTCTATATCCTTTTCCACATCAGAGAAATCTTTTTTGGCTCTGAATGGTTGGTTATTATTAATTCGGAATGCTCTTAGGTAGAGGTTGTAAATTTGTTTTTGGTTTTCTGACAAACTCATTTTTTAATTTTCTTTGATTTGTTGAGAACGGGATAGCGATATGCCATATACTCCACGATAGAATACCACGAAGTTTCAGAAAGTTCAACTAAGAATTTCTTAAGCTCTGGATTCTTTTGAATTATAATAAACATCGTAACACAAGAAACAGGTTTATTAGTAATAAGAGTAATCAAACTACCAAACTTGTTAATCAAGTCTTCGAGTTCTTGGTTTACAATCTGTGTATTAGCACACGGCGAAATAAAGTCATCATTAAACATCATTTATATTTAACTTTGACTCATTAAGGAATCAAAGTCTAAAATAGATGAAAGTGTTGTTTCTTTATCAATCATTTCCATTTCTGGCAAGTCGCCTTCTTCAAAAAGTCGAAGAGTATCATAGTCAATGCGAAGATAGCCTTCTCCGCCTTTTGCACCATCACGAACTTTCTTGCCACCAAATCGAATCATGCTACATTCACGGTCTTCATCAGTTTGCCAAATGTTAACGTGTGCATCAAAATCTGCAAGCTGGTCCCAAGAACCTGCCATGTTATCAAGGCCGGGATTGTTGGCTTTGTGACTGCCACGGTTAAGTTGTGCAACAGTTAAAATTGGTGCTTCAATCTGATAGGAAATACCACGACACTCTTGAACAATAAATTGAAGTTCAGCGTGCTTGGAATTTTGTGAAACAGAAGGCTTTAAAAGTGCATGTCCGTCAATGCAAAGAAGATCAGGATTGATTCCTCTTTTGTCTTTGAGTTTCTTGAGATATGCATAAACATTCTTGGCAGAAACACCTTTTGTTGGAACTTCTTTGATGATAAATTTTGAAGAGTATTTATTCTTAAATGCTTCGATTTCTCTTTTATACTTTTCAATGTTGTCTCCAAGCATATTGATTGCAATACCTGTAAGCATTCCAGAAATTCTCTTGGCATAACGCATCTCACTCATTTCAGGAGATATGATTACAACATTCTTGTTTTGTAACACAACATTTAGTGCAATGTTGGCAAGGAAAATACTTTTACCAACATTGGTTTCTCCGCCAATGTCATAAATTGCTTTGCCTTCTTTTTGAAAGCCTCCACCAAATGCTTCGTCAAGAGTTCGGTATCCAGTAGAAATAAAGCTGTCCTTTTGTTGAAGATAATCAACAACACGTTCATTGTCTCCAAAGTAATCTAAACCAAAGTTGTCAATGAGTGTGATCTGATGAATCTTTTCACTCTCTTTTTGAATCTCTTCAAGATTAAATTCTTTTTTAGAGGCTTTTTCATCAATGGCTTTTTCCATTAACAGTGAATACTTTCTTTGCTTGATAAAGTATTCTGTGTTGTTCACAAGCTCATTCTCGTTGTATTCGGAATCTAATTCACGAATGTAACCGACAACTTTTTTCAAACACTCTTTGAGTGTCAAAGTATTCACTCGGCTCTTTAATTCTGTGAGAGTTGGAATGGAATTTCTTTCAATGTAGAAAGTTTTGATGATGTCAATTATCTCAGCAATGTTACTGTCTTTGAATAAACTCTTGTCGAGATAATCAATAATGGATGCGATGTAAGTGGAATCTTTTTTGAGACAGTGCTGAATGATAATTTTCTCGAAAAAATCAAGGTCTATTTTTACCATGCGCTACTATCCTATACTTAGGAGAGGAAGTCAAGTTATACTCTGTAAAACTGGATGCTGATGATTCGGCTTTCCAAGTTTCTTCCTTTTATATATTTGCTACTAAACCACGATTCAAAAAGAGATGGATCAGGTTCATTCTTACGATACGAAGATTTACGGTTGTAAGAATCGAACAGTTCACCAATAGTAAACTGTTCGATCTTACCCGTTTCTTCATCTTTTCTACGAACAGCTATATCACTCTCGTTGTCAATAATAATTCTATTGACAACGGGCTTACCAACAATATTTCCGGTTGATTTAATAACTGCTTCGATCATGTTTTTATTTATTAGAGACTATACTTTTTCTCTACAGCTTCACAAAATTCTTTGTTGCTGATAAAGCTTTCCATAACATCTTCATCTTCTTCGATGTCTGCTCTACGACGTTGCCTCTCTTCTCCTTTGAGCATATACCAACCTTGCTTAGGATTGTCAATAAAGCCAAGTTCAACTGCAAGATCAAAAAGACCGCTGTAACGATCAACACCTTCACCGAATCTTACAGAAACAGGAAACTTTGCGTTCTCGCGCACGTAGCGGCTAAGACCTGCGACAAGGGTGAATTGGAAACCTGCAAGTGCATCTTTTCCTTCAATTTTTTCCTTCTCTTGTGCTTTGGTAATGAAGAGAAGAGTGTGTGCAGCATATTGTGCGCCACGACCACCAGCAGCAACTTCTTTAGCATACATTTCTTGTGTTTGATAAGAGTGGTTTACAATAATCATTGGAATCTGCTTGATTGCAGCTTCACCCGTAATGATACGGAAAAATGACTTGAGTTGTTTTGCTCTTGTCATATCAGCAACTTGTTTGTTGTCCTTTGCATCTTCTGTTTCTTTAAGAGAACGAAGCATACCAATAGAGTCAACACAAATTAATACACGATCACCTTCGCTAATATCTTCCATAAGATTCGCAACATCAGCCTTTAATTCTTCAACAGAGCGAATTGGTCTATGGTCAATGCGTTCAGTGTTAACGCCTGCTTTTTCAAAGTAACTTGGAGTGGAACCTAATTCACTATCATAAAGCACTACAACATAATCATGACCTTCATTTTCTTTTTGGAAACCTTTGATGATTTCAATCATGAAGTTGGTTTTGAAATGTTTTGGTGGTGCAGCAATTTGCACAATACCCTTTGGTAATCCACCGTTTAATTTTCCTGAAAGGGCTAAATTCAAAAGCGGAACATTTGTTCCGATAAACTTTTCGTCTGAGAAGTATTTGCTATTCTTTAATGTTTCTGGTTTTAATATTGTATTTTTTCTGAGTTTTTTAAGTAGTTCTGACATACAATACAATATACAATATGGGTCAAGCGATTTCAAGAAAAAAAAAACAGAGAAGGAATTCCTTCTCTGTTTTTTAATACACTCGGTTTTTTCTTTATGCTTTTTGAGCTTTCTTAGCTGCCACTGCTTGTGCCTTGGCTTCTTGTAATTCTTTACGAATGGTCTTAAGAAGTTTGGTCAAAGCTGATGCGTCTTTTCTTGCTCTTGCCGCAGCAGAAGCAGTTCCTTTGCCTCTGAATTTGGCAACATTTTCAAGATATGATCTGAAAATGTTCACACTTTCTTTCTCATTATCTGTTAATGCTTCTAGTTCGTTTTGTGTTTCCATAAAATTGTTTATCCTTGACAGGAGGTTCCGCAACAAGAATCGGATGAAATAGCTTTAGACATTTTGTTATATTCTTTTAGAATATTTCTTTTTGTCTTTTTACGTTCTTTGTTAAAGGTTTTAATTTTTGTGTCATCCCAACCTAAAAATTCTTTTAGGCAAAAATCAACAGGTAGTTGATTATAACTATTTAAGATTGTCATGAGCGTATTTAGCTCTGAATTTTTTTGATTTTGTTCTTCTGGTTTCATATAATTAGTAAAGTTTTACGACGTTTTCTTCTGCGGTTTTTGCAGTTGTTGGAGCAGGTTTTGCTGTTGTTAGATTCTTGTAGTTGTCAATGACGTTTTGTGCAAGAACCAAGTCGGATTTGAGAACACTGTTCTTATCAAATGTATAAATCAATTCTTCGGCTGGATTTGCAAGAAGGTTTCTAACATTCACAGAGGGTTGAAGACTGAGCATTTCCAAGGGAATGAAATTGATATTGATTTGATTATTTTGACCAGCGATTCCTAAGAATGCAGGATTTTTAACCTTTACGGCGGTGTCTGTTTCTTCGACAAGAGTTGCAACGATAAGCTCGCTGACGTTTTTAAGAATTCCTATTACTTTTTCTTCCATATAAAGTATTAACACAGAGAAACGTGTGTTTTCAAGAGAAAAGAGTTATTTTTTTAAACTTCCTTGGTATTTTCTTTCTAAAAGTGTATAATTCGACAATGCATTCATATTAAAATACGAAAGCATATCATTGTAATCTTTTTGAAGATTCTTGTAGTGTTCTATAAATTGTTGTTCTTCGTATTCAAATAAACGAATTAATTCTTCTTTTGAAATCCAACGTTCCTCAAAGTAATCTTTTCGTATTTCTTCAATGTCTCTCTCGTCAAATATGATATGGTAAAACCTTTTTGTTTTATCCAAAAAGGTCTTCCAACGAGACTTCATGTTGTTTTTTAGGGTCTGGAACATTCCATTTTAATGCATCAAAGATTGGTGTAAGGCATTTAACTACACACTTCTCAAACATCTTAACTCTATCAGGAACCAATTCAAATTCTTCGGGCAACCCATCAAGATATGCTATTCCATCAATACCATATTTATTAGGGGCTACTGCTACAAGTTTGATCTTGGAACCTTCTGTAATCAATGGATATTTATTAGTCAAGTTTAGCCTTTTCACCAATTCGTTGTAATATAATGAATATTTAACGTGAGCAGGACAACCTTTAACAGTATTAAACCCGCCACCCTTATCATAATCTTTCAACACTTTAATTGATGAACGAACCGAAATATCCTTTACTGGAAGATCGAAAAATTTCTCATAAGAATTGAAGAAAGTCTCGTCTGCTTTTTTCTTGTCAACCGCATCAAAAATACCTTTTACAATACTCTTTGTAATATCTTTGGTCTTGTCTGAATATGTTGATTTCACAACACTCAAACCTTTGTATTTTAGTTTGTCCATTTTCACACCTTCCGAGTTTCGGATGTGCATGACGTAGTGTTTCTTTGCCACCCAAATTGCTTTAGGACATGCGCTTTCACGCTTGAACTCAAAGCGACAGTCAACTGTATTGAACTTGTCCTTGGCCCATTCTACAACGCCTTTGTTCAAGTTTTCGGATATTTTCTCTTCAATCTCTTTAAACTCTGGTGTCAAATCTCCGTTGTCATCTACGATTGTTACATTCAATTTTTTAAGAATGTCATCAATCGAAAGAATTGCAGAGTCAGTGTCTTCTGCAACAACTCGGTCTTTTTTCGAGAGATTCCACTCCTTTTCCATGTATTCATTTGCAATCTTCTCGCTCTGCTGAATAAGAGCCTGTCCTGTGAGTGTAATACTCTTGGCACAGTCCAAATCATAGAGTGCAAAGAAACGGTTAGCAAGAACGCCATATGTTGAGTTTAGAAGAATCTTGTAAAGATACTGTTCTGTGTCCAATTGGTCAGCAAGTCTCTTTTGAGCAGTGTAATCAAACAAATCTGCTTTGTCCATGTTTGCCAACTTGCTTTCGATTGATAACATTTGATTTTTTACAGCCTTTCTCTTTTTATATAAGTTGTCTGCGAACTCTGCACAAAGACCTTTTTTATTCTGATCGAAAACTATTCCTGCTGCGCTCACACACCAATTCTTTTTAACAAGAACTTCTTTGAATCTCTCTTTTGGAATGTCCATTCTTCTCTTTTGCTTGAAGAAATAAAGTGAAATGTTTTGGTCATCCTCGTTTTCGATTCGAGCAATTTTGGTTTCAGGAGAAATGTTTAGTGTGATAATTGTGTTTGGATACAAGGAGTTCAAGTCCATGACCATCACGTTTTCATACATTCCAATTTCAGGGTTTTTAACATATCCACCGGGAATCTTTTGATGTTCTCCGTTGTCTTGAGTTGTGATAATTTGATTTTTCATCAAACCCTGCTTCGCAATAATACCTTCAATAATAGCAACCTTGCCTAGTGCTTTATCCACGTTACAAAAACCACTAAATGCAGAGAACATTGCAACATTCAGATACTTTTTCTTTTCCTCAAGCATTACCATGAGTTTAACGTCCCATACGTTGTAGTTGATGAAACGATTCCAATCCACAACGCTCAAGTCTTTAAGAGAAGTATCGCCATAATCAAGCTTGCCACTGCCTAGTTCATTTTTACAAACAAAGTCTAATGAATCACTCTCACGTTCACCGGGAGTGAATGTTTTATAAAGAACGAGATAGTCCAAATGTGAAACGCCTGCGATGGTGTATTCTGTATAACTCTGAGCAAACTTGTTTTCTTTCTCATGACCATAAATGTTGTTGATGGGAGAAAGCATTGATGATTTACCTTCACCAAAAATCTTTTCAATTCGGTGAACAATGTAAGGCAAGTCGAAAGTGTATGAGTTGTAACCTACAATAAGGTCTGGATAGTTTTTACGCCAGAACTTTACAAACTTTGAAAGCAGTTCTTTTTCAGTTGGACAGTAATCATAGCAAATGTCCTCTGGTTCAATGTTTTGTAAATGATCTTTACAAGAGTAATGATCGTATGGCTTGACACCCCAAATATAATATTTCTTGGTGAAATTATCATAAACTGTAATCGAGGTCATTGGAAACTTTGCCTCTTTTGGGTCAGGGAATTCGTCAGCCACAACCTCAATGTCGTAGTAGAATGTGCGCAACGGAAAGCTGGTCAACTCTTGAATATCTTTGGTGTAGTATTTCTCAAGAAGATATTGCTGTGTTGCAGAAAGATTGAAATAAACTTGACCCTTGAAAGTTTTCAAGAAATTGTCTCGATCCCATTCAGACGAGAATTCCATTTTTGTTAATTCTTCGCCGTCAATACCAACTCCATCAATCTTTTTCTTGTCAACAGCTTTGACGTAAATGTATGGCTTGAAGTAAACCTTGTTGTAAACAGGTTCGCCTTGTTCGTCATAAAGCCAGTGATGAATAACTGATTTCTTCTTGTCGTAGTAGATGTTTCTGAGCATAGTTCTTAGACGAACTGTTCAGGATTGTTTTTTAAGAAAGAAGAGTTTTCTTTTCTCTTAATGTCCCCGTAATCAGTCGTATACAGCAATGTATACTCATCTAAGTGATCTTGCAAGAGAAACTTCTCGCTATACTCTCTGGCAAACTTACATGCATCCATGTATGATTTTTCAGTGTTAAGAATTTGGTCAACCTTTTTGAACATTTCTTCCGCATTATCAAAAAGATATTTCCAACCATCAGAGTTATAGCAATCAATATTTTGAGCCACACAAGGAATGCCCTGCATACCAGCTTCGGTCAACTTGATGTTTGCCTTTGAGCGAGAGAACGCATTATTTTGTAGAGGCGCAATAGACACATCTACATTAAACTCACGAAGCTTTTCAGGATATTCAAGAATTGAACACCAAGGATGAAACTCAATTCCTTTTCCGATAAATTCTTTTAGTCGAAGAGGTAGTGCTCCAAAGAAAACCCATTCGTATTTTTTGTTAACAGTTATATCTTTGATGATGGCATCAACCACATGACCAAAATCGTCCTTTTGTCCAACCTTGTTTGTTACATCAAAATGTGTTCCGCTGCCTGCATAAAGAATTCTTGGATTGCCCTTTCTGCGATATTTTTGTAGAATCTTTTTCTCATCAAATCCGCGATCAATCCAACTCTTCGGAGCATAGTTTGGAATAACAGTAATCTTATCATATTCAAGATGTTTCTTGTAGTGTTGACGCATATGTTCAGAAACAACAGTCACTTCGTCAACATACTTCATCATTTCTTTTACGTTCTTATAAACTGTATCACCTTCAAACGCTGATTTACAAACATTGTAATCAGGAATTTCAGAAGATGGAAGAACAAGGTCATCAACTTCCCAAATTATGCGGAAGCCTTTTCCTGTTTGCTCTTTCATTTGATCGGAAACATTTCGCAAGAACTTGATAAATTCCAGTTGAGGCTCAGTGCATTGTCTTTGTAGGCGAACTGCATCAATGCCACCATAGAATTGTCCAAGTGTAACCATCTGATAAAGAGTCATGATTACAGCTTTATTATTGGAAAGAAGCTCATCACCGGGCCAAATCATTCGCCAAAAAGCACAACCGCTTTGGTCAGCACAATAATGAATAACTCTTGGTAATCCTTCTCCCGGCACAGGAAGTTTTATTCCATTTCTGTTAGGAGAGTATCCCGCTAATTTTTGTCCTAATTCACCAAAGATTTTTGGACCAAACTGTTTTCCGAAAGGAAAAACGATGTTGGAGAATTGAATCTTGTTTAAGGGACCAACGTTTAATGGCTTAACATTAGGAACTTTTTTAATTTCATTATTTGAAACGATTGTAGGCATTTCAAATATTTAAAAATGCCTTACATGTTATTCAAGCGTGTTATATGATTTTCTTTGAGCAAGTCAATTATCCTACATCCATAATCATCCACATTTTCTTTTCGGTGTGTTACAACCATAAAACATTCGTCCTTGTTTTCTTTTAAGATTTCCATAATGTCGTTCATTCCAGTGCTATCTAATGCACTATCAAATAATTCATCCATTACGGTAAGATTGATATGAACATTACTCTGCATTCTACGAATATCACGGAAAGCGAAAAGCATTGCAAAATCAACACGCTTTGCTTCTCCACCACTCAAACTGCCGTAGCAATATTCTTCACCGTCCACACTTTTAAAATTCTCTTCAAAAAATTCATCAAAATAAATTCGGAAAGGAGAGTGAAGACGAACCAAATAATGATTGATTCTGTTGTTTAATGCACTAATAACTTTCTTGATAACAAGAGCTTTTACACCTGTTGGTGATGCACCTTCTTTAACAATGTTGGCAATCTTAGATTCTTGAATAAGAGAATCCAACTGTTCTTGGCAAGTTTTTAAACGCTCTTTTGCTCGTTCAATTTTTGGCCCAAACGGATTCTCTCCGTTTCGAACATTTTCTAATTGTTCAAGAAGATTGTTTATTTCCATCTCGCTCTTAAGAAATTTTTGTTGTTCATTTTGAAGATTATCAATAGAAGAGGATAATTCACGAATCTTGGTTTTTGTTCCAAAAATGTCGGTGTTTACTTTGTTAATAGCTTTGCTGAACTTTTCAATCTGAACATTTAGTTCATTTATAGAGTCTCTTATAGTTTGTTTTTCCTTTTCAAGTTCTTCTGGATTGTGATCGAGAAAGGGTCTTTTACAAGAAGGACATTCAGTGAGCTTGCCAGACAATCCACGAAGATTTTTCTCTTTCTGATTTTTGTCTGCCTCAAGTTCCATTTTCTTTTTATTTCCTCTTCCAACCTTTTCCTCTTTTTCAGGTAGAGATGCCTCAAGAGCTTTTTTCTCCTCTTGAAGATTTTGTATTTTTTGGGAGTTATCAACAGGCTGAACGGCTTTGAGTAAAACTATTTTTTGATTTATAATCTGCTCATCCCGAACCTTTTTCTCTTCATGTTGAGCGTAATAACTCTGGTCGTTGTTTAAATCACGTTCAACAAGATTAACTTCTTGAAACTTTTTTGCACGATTGTCATCAACAGATTTGGCTTCTTCTTTTGCTAAACGAAGAAATTCACCAAATGCTTCAAGTCCAAGAATACCTTCAATAAACTTTGTTTTGACCTCTTTCTTCTGATTTAAGAAAGACATACTCTCCCGGTTAGTCATAACAATTGTGTTTGTAAACACTGTTTTTGACACACCGATACGGTCCATAATATATTTGGTAGTTTCAGGAACAGACTTTGTGTAACTGTCTGAATCACCATTGATTGTTAATATAAGTTTGTTAGGTGAAAGACTGCGAACAATGTATAGTTCATCATCATTAACTTTTAACCAGCCTTCAACAATACAAGTTTTTCCACCAAATTTATTCTTAATGAGCTTCTGATTAATATCTCTGTATGTTTCACCAAAAAGCAAAAAGGACAAAGACTCAACAATAAGCGATGTTTTACCAACGCCGTTGTAGGAATCTTCGTCCTTGTTGTATCCTGTTACAAATGTAATGCCGTTTTTGAATTCAACTTCAATAGGGTCGTCACCGTATGACAGGAAATTACGAACTTTTATTTTTTGAAACTCGATGTTTTTAGAACTCACAGTGTAATTTACACCAAGAACTCCTTTACTTCAACGAGTTTTGTATGGCTTCGAGTTCGGATTTAGAGATTTCTTTATTCATAAACTTCTGAATTGCTTCGGAAAGAATCTTGAATTTTTCCGCTTCAATATTTTGTGCGGGAGCGGGAGGAGTCAAAGGTTGTCCTTGTGTATGGGAGAAATGATCGCCGGGACGGGTAATACCAAATGCGGATTTTGTAGTCATCATATCAAATATATTTAGTTTCCATTTGTGATTTAATCCACTGATAAGTTGTTTCTAAACCTTTTGCGAGAGGATAGTTTGGCTCCCAACCTAATTTTTCTTGTATCAATCGGTTATCAGAATTTCTTCCACGAACGCCTGTTGGGCCAGTGATGTGTTTTTTCTTGAGATTCTTACCTTCAATAGAGCAAGCAATGTCAACAAGCTGATTGATTGTAACTCTTTCCTCACTGCCAAGATTTACAGGACCAAGGAAATCACCATTCATTAAACGACGAATACCTTCAATACATTCATCAATATAAAGGAACGAACGTGTTTGTTCGCCATCGCCCCAAATTTCAATTTCATCTGTTGAGGAAATTACTTTACGACAGATAGCAGCAGGAGCTTTTTCTTTACCACCTTGCCATGTTCCTAGTGGGCCAAAAATGTTGTGGAATCGTGCAATACGAACATCAAGACCATAGTTTCGGTTGTATGCAAGATAGAGTCTTTCGCTGAAAAGTTTCTCCCAACCATACTCACTATCTGGTGCAGCAGGATATGCGCTACTTTCAACACAGTTTGGATTTTCAGGGTCTTCTTGATTATATGCAGGATACATACAAGCAGAAGACGAGTAGAACACTTTGCCTGCATTAAACTTAACTGCTGCATCAGCAACATTAAGATTAATAGTAGCAGAGTTGTGCATTACATTTGCATCATTCTCACCAGTAAAGATATACCCAGCACCACCCATATCAGCAGCAAGTTGATACACTTCATCAAAGATTCCTGTGCCATTTGGAGCCGTCTGTTTTGGTATAAAGAAAGCTTTTGTTACAACAAACACATCTCTTAAATCACCAATGATGAAATCATCTGAATTGCTAAACTGATATTCAGGATATTTTAAATCAACACCACGAACCCAATAACCTTCGGATTTTAAACGATTAACAAGGTGGTTTCCGATAAATCCACCAGCACCTAACACTAAAGCTGTTTTTTGACTCATAAAAATATATACATAGAAGAGCTATGAATGTCAACTGTTGACAAAAACGAATCTACGTTTAAGTAAAAGAAATGAACCTTCATGTAGATTTAAAACGGCTAACACCAAATGATTTAGTATGTTCATCAGAATTATTATGGGCAATACCATTTGTAAATGAAATAGCTTTTGAAAAAATAACAAATGCACATGGTTATTGGAATCATGGATTATTAAATAAACTATTTTTCACAGGACAAAATTCGATAAAATCAACTACCATTGAAAATTGTGACTATGTGGGTGTTCCATTTAAATACCACCCTAACGATTCAAGAATAAATGAAATTTGCCAAGATGCAAAAAAATATGATAAAAAAGTAATCGCCTTTTATAATGACGACAACGAATCAAAATTCACATTACCAGACAATCTTATACTTTTCAGAACAAGTGTAGGACGTTCTAATATTTTAGAAAACGAAAGAGTATTTCCTGCTCTAATATCTGATGATTGCATCTTTATGGAAGAATGTAGCGAAAGTATCGGGTTTTGTGGGGTGTACAACAGTAATAGAAAAGAAGCTTTAGAAAAAATCGAAAAAGTGTTTCCTGTCAATAAAATAGTTAGGTCTGGTTTTTGGTCGCCAGAACTTCCGAAATTTAAAGCCAAAAGAGAATTCTATTCAAATATTATACAAAATAAATATACTTTTTGTATGAGAGGTAACGGTAATTTCTCTTACCGTTTTTACGAATCTCTTTGTTTTGGGCGCGTTCCTGTAGTTATAAATACAAACACGATTTTACCATTAGAAAACATTATAGATTGGAACGACCATATAATTCTAATAGATTTTGATGATATAGAAAAGTTACCTGAAATTATTGTAAGTAAAAATTTCAATCTTAAAAGTAATAGAGAATTATGGGAAACTTATTTTTCTCCACACGGTTTTTTGAAAAACATCAAGAGTTATCTAAATTAATTTTTATAAATTTATTATCCTCTAATTGTCCTGAGAAGTTTCCGTTTGTTCGTAGGAGTGTAAACAACATAGAAGTTCGACATAATTTTAATCCAGAGTAATCTATAGAAAATTTTAAAAATTTCTCATAATGTAATAAACCGCCGATACTCACGTAATAATCCATAAGTTCTCTTCTATTGGATAATATGTCCATGTTTACAGAATTCGAAAAATAGAATTTATCATTGTAACCTCCGTAATCATCATGGTCTGTGGTATATACATAATCTTTCATATCCCAAGTCTCGACACCTTTTTCAAGCGAAGTGTTGTTGCACACAAGAATATCTGGTCTTATCCTAAAAACAATATCATATGAAAATCCGTTTTGTTTTTCTTGTTCTTTTTTTAAGTTGTTTACTTGTTCAAGACCATATAGTTGTCTTAACAAAGGCTGAACTTTGGTATTGTTTATTAGATGTTTGTTATACTTTTTTTCATCTAAAGTGACTCGATTCTCTACGATGATATTTTTCGTATGATTGTCATTTTCAAAATAATGTAATTTATTTAAATCAGGATCATCTTTCCAAGTATGATAAAAAATATCATAGTTAGAAAACCTATCCATTATTTTTTCCTTTAATAACGGATAGGTTTTGTCTATGCTTCTTAATTCTCCTGAGAAACAAAAAGCAGTTTTCATATTATTTTTTAGTTAATCCCCAACATGATTGATGACCAGACATTTCTAATCTCACGTTGTTTTCTTGACACCATTGGTCAACTGCTCTGTTAACACCAGTCCATGTATTACCATAATCATGACCTGCAAAATATCCGCCAGTTTTAAGTTTTGGATACCATGCTCTTAAATCTGCTAAAACATTTTCATAGTCATGGGAGGCATCAATGAATATAAAGTCAAAGTAATTATCTTCAAAAGACTTTACCGCTTCCAATGATGCGTTTCGCACAGGAGTTATAATATGCTTTACAGGTTCAATATTACCTAAAAATTCGTCATATAACTTATTATCCTTGATTACGTCCATGTCTTTATGTTCTTCACTGCCTGCCCAAGTATCAACGCAATACAATTGAATATTTTTGTTGCTGTTAAAAATTTCAACAGCGAGATAACAAGCACTGCGTCCTCTCCAACAACCAATCTCGACAAATTTTGCATTGTCGTATCTCTTAACCATTTCTGTATAAAGTCCTTGATAACTAAACCAGTTTTCGCCTATATTTTGGTAATAATGTTCCATATTTTATTTTGTAAAAAAGTAAATCTCGTTATCAGGAAATACGTATGCATGATAACTATCTCTTAACTGTTTATTCTCAGTGACCCAAGATATTATGTATTTAGGATCGCCGTGAAATTCTATGCTCATCTGAAAAGGATTTAGATTTTCTTTTAAAATGTTTTCTATAACAGAATATTCTGAACCTTCAATATCTAATTTCAGAAAATCTATTCTTTTTGAATGTCCCAATTCTTTTAGAATTGTACTTAATTTTTTGACAGGAAAAGAGAATTCGCCTTTTGATGACTCTTTATATGATACCCATTCTGGATTTGGTGGTGGTTCAAATGATAATATTCCATCTATATTAGATAATCCATATTCATAAAATTTAAAAGTATCAGGTAGGTTTTGTGATTTTATCCATTTTAAACTTTTTGGTGTAGGGTCAAAAGCATGAATTGTACACCCTTTTCGATTGATGATTTCCATATCAAAAGATATGTCTTCTCCTATTCCAAATGAATATACTAGAGAATCTTTATTTATGTAATTTAGGTCAATATAGTGTTTACCATATTCTGTTCCTAGTTTGGTTATTTCTGTCATATAATTTGTAAATTAAATCCTAACTTTTCTTCTTTGAATGGGAACTTATATTTACTCATGAAATTCCTTAAAGGTGCTTTATAAAACCTATTTTTAAATTCAGGTGTAAGATTAATAAAAGACTGAACAACCTTCTTATCCAAGAGGGGATAGCGTGTTTCGATTCCAAGACTTCCTGCTATACACTCTTCTTTGTTCAGATAACTCCAATTTGCGCCATAGTAAAAGTTTCCCCAAGGAAACACACTCTTCAAATCATTCGGCCAAGGATTAGGGTTTCTGGTGTTAAAACCATATGTTGATAAATTTCCTGTTATTTCGTCTCCACCTTGTCCTGATAATTGGACCTTGATATTCTCCTTCTGTTTCATTTCTTTAAGAAGATAAAAAAGACCTATAGCACCTTTATCATCAAACCCCTCATGAGTTTTAGTCTGAGGTGAAGGACCATAATAAAAAGGCTCAACAATCTCTTTCATAAGATCAACAATTTCATTTTTCTGAGAAGTTGTTATACTATTACTAAAATATTTCTTGTCATGATTCTGTAATCTTGATTCTATGATAGAACGATCTTCGTTTCCGAAAAACGAATACGTTATAAAATCTTTTTTGTTAGGAGAATTTACCAAACCACAAACGATAGAGCCGCTATCATAACCACTACTCATAGGAACAAGAAATGAATTTCTTGTAAAGATAGTTCTCTTAGTTAATGATTGAAAAAAAGCTTCTTCCCAAAGATCGTAAGAATCAATATTCTGAGTCAACTCCCAATCGTGAATATTGTTGTGGGTTAAGGTCCAATTAGTTATATCTAATTTATAAAGAGTATTGGGAGTTACTCTCTGAAAATTATTAAATCCTAGTCTTTCTAAAGATGATTTATAAGAAGCGATGCCTATCTTTTTGTTTTCCGAAGCTACGAAAATAGGTTTTGAACAAAAAATATCACTAGAGAAATACAACACGTTTTTATTAAAATCTAATAATACGAGTGCAAATTCTCCATCTAGATTTTTTACAAAATCTTCTCCTTTAGAAAAATATTCATCTAATATAAAATATGCATCGCTTTTATAATCTTTATTATTATCTAAAAAATTATAAACTTCTCCATTAAAAATAAGAAAAACATTGTTCTGTGAAATTGGTTGACTTGTAAAATCTCCCGTAATAGACAGTAAATTATGAATCATAGTCCATCCATTTTCTTCTACAATTTCTGTATGGTCTGGACCTCTGAATTTTAGATAATAATTTACGTGATCTAAATTTTCGATTTGTTTATTAGTTACTAAAAAACTACACATTATCTAATATATACTCTAGAATCTTTTCGTTTTCTAGTCTATCCCAATAAATTTTGTATAAGTTTTTTGAATATTCGTCTATTTTATTTTCGATATTTTTTAAATCATCTTGAAGAGATTCTATCTTAGAATAGATGCAATATTCTCTAATACATTCTGGTACTTTAACATCATTAAAAAGAACTGGTATTGAACCACAAGCCATAGATTCAAAAAGTCGAATTGTTGACACTCCTGTTCCTTCTGGACACAAACTAAAAACAGTGTTAGTTAGATTGTTTACGTAATCTTTTTTAAATTTCTCTTTATCATTCGGTGATTTATAATAATGCCATGTTCCAGTATCAACGACTGGTGTATCATCTGTATTATAAACTGCTAATTGTTTACGAGTTATATGTGAATTAAATGCACCGAAAAATGAAAACTTGTATTTTCTTTTTTGCGGTTCAATATAATCATCTTGTTTTATCACAGAATTATAATGAGGAATACACAAATGGTTCTGTGAATTTAGTACATGTGGAGTGAAAACAGTGTTGTCGTAAAAATTTAACTCATTAACTTTTATATGCTGACAAATATATATTTTTTTAAAATTCGGAAACTTGTTCTGAACATCGTTTATTAAGCTCTGAGTATACCTTATTCCACGATTGTTTATATTATCAGCCAAAGGTATTCCGACATAACCTAAATCTTCTGGTAATATTTTATTATTTTTTACCAGAAGATCAAATACGTTCTGCTCTGTTTTTACTTCGTCAGAAACTTCTCCAAAACCATTTTTAGATATTGTTACTATTTTGAACATTTCTGTCTAATTACTTCTTCCAAGAGTTTCATCTTATTGTCAACTCCTTGTGTCCAGTTAGCATGAAACATTTTTAAATCATCTATATTAGGAACTTGAAATTTTTGTCCAACCCAATTCTCCCTATTAAAATATCCATAAGTGAAATAACTATCTGGAAGAACACCAACTTTTAATTCGGGCATTTGTTTGATGAAATGATTCATAGCAATTTGGTCATGCTCAAACTTATCTAAGTCTCTTAAAACTCTTCCCCAAAGTAATTTAGTCTGGACATTGGATTTACAAAAGAAAAATCCTGCACAAAGCATAGTATAGTCATTCTGAATCATCATATCAACTTTGTTCTTGTTGCGTTCAAGAATGTCTGACCAACCGGGAAATAGAACAATGTCGCAGTCTGAATGAACGAACCATTCGTTCTCAGGCGTCTCTTTCAAAGATTGTAGAATATATTCTACCTTCTTTCTCATTGTAGAAGTCCAACCTTCGGCCATATAACTTCCAGTCTTGCATTCTTGTGGAAACCACTTAACGTTTAACTCTGCTTCTGAGTAAGGAAAATTCTTTTCAAATATATCAAAAAGTTTCCGATGACTATCTGTAAAAAATGTATAAACTTTCATTCGACGTATTTAATCTGGTTATCAACATGTATGTTCATCACATCAAAAAAACTTTTCTGAATTTGTTGTTCATTAGCCTGCGGTTGTAAAAAGGCACCCCAAGGTTTTCTTTTACACAAGTTATGTTGTAAGTTAAAAAACATCACATTGTTGGCTATTCTGAACAAATCGTTCTCATCATGAACTTTCTGATTATGATCCCTTTCGGCACAATCTGTTGTTACAGAATCAATTCCGTGATGAATATGAAGTGCCATAACAGGATAACCGTTTGCGATATGATATTTCTTTCCAAAGAGAACCATAAGACCTGCATAATCTACGTCAAAAAGAGGTTTACCAATCAAGAACTTACTAACAAAATATTTCTTATAAGTCTCGAACCAACTCTTTTCGAAAACAAAAAAGTCGTATCCTGCAATTTCATTTCGAACTGGCTTGACCTTCTCATCTAATATATTTTGAAAAGAATCAACATTCTCTATATCAAGTCTTGGACCTGCCATACAATCAGGCTTTTCTGTTAAAATATATTCTATTAATCTAGGAAGAAGAATAACATCAGAATTTACATATATCAAATAATCACATTTACTATAAACAAAACCTCGAAAAATAATTTCTGATATTACAGGAAGTTTTTTTGAGGCATTTTTAATATAAGTTTTACTTGATGTATCCAAACAAAAAACTGTGTCAACACCTTCGTAATGATCTTCAAATGTGGTTTTCTCATCCTTGAATTGGAGATTGTATAAACGCACATTATCAGGAAACGATCTCTTTAGATTTAACCAAGATTCAGAAGCTATATTTTGACGATGATATTTTCTAAAGGTATTAGTTACTATTGCGATTTGCATATTTTATTGTAATTTGTTTCATTTTTTCGTAGAAGGATTTTCCGTCTACTCTTGGAATTTCGTTGACCTTTTTACCCCACTTTTTTTCAAAATAGTGATGACCACTCATTACACGTTCATGATAATGTTCCCTGTTTGTGATAGAAGAATCATTTGTGTCTATATCCTCAAGATATAAATTTAAATCTGATGGCGAAACAAACCAACGAAAAGGAGGTAGAAATCCTTTCGCTTCTCCTTGAAGTTCGATGTCTATATGTTCCCATGCATTCATATAATTTTCATCAAAACGAATGTCTTCTAGGAATTTCTTATGAAAGTAAGAGAAACTTGCTTCTGTGTTATGACAAAGTGCAGCCTTGTGCTTATGAAACTCTGCTGTTGCAAAACGTGGATGACGATAATCGTTCCAGTTAAAATGTAATAGTCCACTTTCTTCTGCGAAAGATATGCAATAGTCCCACACACTGTTATCTTTTACAAGACAGTCATCTTCTAGTAAAAAAATATGTTCACAATCTTTACTTGTTAAATAATTTAAAATAATATTTTTGCACTTTCCAACTCCTTTATTATCCTCTAATTGGTGATATTCAATTTTTTTATCAGAGTAAGGCAGTTCTTTATAAGGCGGTTTTCCTCCGTCTTTTAATGCAACAACATGTCCGACGCGAGAAAGTTCAATAGAACTTAATACTCTATTGAACTTTTCTTCACGATCATATGTAATTATTCCTATTCCGATCATACATTAAGGAAACCGATAGATTTCTTCTCTTCTTTTTTCGCACCAAATTCGTTTTCGTCGTTGTAGATTTCGGCAAGAGTCATACGTTCTTTAGGTGGTTCTGCACCATAAATTTTATTGAACAAGTGCTTAGTTTTCTCTTTGGAAAGAGAGTCAAACTTATACTTCAAAAACATGCGTCCTTTTCTCTTTAATGCAGCATCAATTTTATCTTCGTCTGTGTTGAAAGTTGCGATGATTTTAAAGTTCAATACATCAGCCATGATACCATCACAAAGGTTCAACAAGATTGAAATTACACTGTTGTCTGAGGAATCTTCACGATTGATAAGAATCTTTTCTGCATCTTCAATGATGAGAATGCTTTCCTTTTCACGTTTGATAACAGGAAAAAATGCTGGGTCTGCCATGCTGTTCACAAGATATGGCGGAATATAAATCTTCTTGGAGGATTTGATATTGTTCAAGATATACTTGATATAATTGGTTTTTCCACTACCGGGAACACCATGAAGAAGAACAAGCTTATTGTTGCGACTCTTGAAATCTTCTGCCCATCCTTTGATTTTTTCATGAACATCAAGAAAGTCGTCGTTGTAGTTTTCACTCAAATCAAGATCATAGTTCTTAATTGGGTGAGGAGTGAGAATCATCTCATTGTATTCGGTCTTTTCAAACAAAAGAATCTTGCCACTGTCGGATAAATCTTTCTTTGCGAAAAATTCTTCTTTAACTTTATTTGCAAATTCTCCACCTTTTTGAAGGTCATAACAGATTGTTATGGTTGCATACTCATCATTTTGCGATTCCTCGTCTGTGGTGAGAATAACATCATTGTTTTTTCGATCAGCAAGTTCAATGATAGTTTTGATGCTGTCATTGAACAAGAAGACGGTTTCTGCACTCCAACGATTGTATGTTGAACGAACAAACCCAACTTTGAAATTTTCTTTGATAAAGAATTTTAGCACTTCTTCAAAGCGATTTTTCTTGTATTCAACATCAGATGTTGATGGAATGTTACCATACTTCAACACATAGAGAAATTCCTCATAAGCTGTAGCGTCTTTTCCGAGAATGAATTTCCCATCATTGGCGTTAATGGTTTCTTCGACAAAAACTGCACCTAACTCTTTAAGTTTATCAATAAGACTCATGCTAGATTATACTACAGTTATTGTTCGCTGTCAACGGGAGACTCTAGTAAAGATTTTTGAGAATAGTTTTGTTCGATAAGATTTAATCTTTCGTTCACTTCTTCAACAGAAGAATCCGTGACTTCGTGAGGATAACAATTGAATTTATCTTTGAACAGTCCCCAACTTGTTGAAAAGTTGGTTGTAAAATCTTTGGAATTTCGAATTACAGAGTTGCTGTGATTTGCATCAATGTCTTCAAGATACTCAAATGAATTTTCAATGTCAGGGAAATACCAGTAATTACATCCAAGACCTTTTAGGTATGCAGTGTAGTAATGATCTAAATGTTCTGCTGCATTAAGATAGTTTTCTGCGAAATATCCAATCTGATTTAAAACGTTTGCATGATAAAGTGTGAATGCTTGAAAGCTGTTGCGATATAAATCTACTTTATGATGTGTGTATTGAACAGTGAGTCTTTTTAGGGGAGTTCCGTCAGGAGCTACGTTTCCGCCTCCTACGCCTCCGTGAACACCATAAGAAAGCTGGCCTGCCCAAAGTCCACTGTCCATTGCGGTTTCAATATACTTCAAGAAAACATTATTATCTTTAACTTTAACATCATCTTCCATTAAGAATAAAAACTCGTATCCACTCTTTTTCATTTCACGAAGAGCAATATTCTTAGCAATTCCTACAACGGTAGGATTTCGGTTACACTGAACAATTTTAACGCCTTCGGGTCTTTTTTTAAGATGACCACCAGCATTAACAACGAAAATTTCTCCTACAGCTTCACGATCTATGCTTTCTACTGCTTGATGGAGGAATTCTTCACGGTTACAGGTGATGATTGCGACTGCGGTTTTTTCTTTGAAATGATTAAATTTTGACATTTTTGTATAGATACTTTATCACCCGTTTAAGAATTTTTCAAGTATTTTATAGATTACAATTCGTAAATGTTCTTCAAATCTTGATAAAATTCCATTGAAACATCGTCTCTGCGAGTTTTCAATATTTCTTTCGCTTCTTCGATTGTTATTTCTTTCGCTCCTTTATATAAATGATCTGTAATCGCATATCTTACAGCATATAAAGATTCTCCTGATTGTTCATCTTGTATTTTTTCAAGAGTGTATAAACTAAATATGGGATTGATATTATTTTCTTCCCAAATATCTTTATAGTCTGTTATAATATCAAATTTGAACTGGTCTATATTTTTCACTTTATGTGTTCGGCACTCGATGGCAGTTTTTTCAAATCGTAACTTTCCTTCATAAAACACCTTTCCAAAAATAACCCAACACGGTCCTTTTGGACGTATTTCCGAAACATAATATCCCATTTCTTCAATGGCGTTTTTAAGATCATCTAATGTTAAATCTTTTTCCATGTAGTTATTTAACTACTCTTTTTCTCAATATCAAGAGTTTCAAAAAAGGCATCCATTTGATACATAAGAGTTTCACCGTTATCTCCGTCTCCTCCCATTTTCCAACAGAAATAATCGTCATAATCAATGAAGTCGTGTTTTGCTAGAAACTTCATTAATCGTTCTGACATTGGATGATGGGGAATTCCTTCACTCCAACGATCTTTTCCAGTTAATCCTAGCTCAACCGCTTTAATATAGTCTTGATTTTCTGGACTATTTTGTTTTTTAAGAGTTTCTAAATATTTTTTAAGGTCTTCTGTCATATTTTTATTGCTCTAATAATGTTTTCAATATTTGTCATTGCTCCTATTCCTGTGTCACCACAATAAAGAGTTTTCTCAACAGGTTCTAAAACAGATATTCCCCATGAACGAAGTTTTTTAACATGCTCTTCTGTTATTGGATGAGTCCACATTTTTGTATTCATGGCGGGAGCAACAATGAAAGGTTTCTCGAAATCCCACGCTCTTGCGACACATGTGAGCAAGTTGTCACAAATTCCATTTGCAATTTTTGCGAGAGTGTTAGCAGAGAGTGGTGCAATGACAAAAACATCTGCCCACTTAACAAGTTCGATATGAAGAACTTTTTTCTCTTCTCTATAAACGAACCATTCGCTACTATCTGTATAAGCTTCTCCTACACTAGATATTTGAAAGGAATTGTTAGTTGCAATAAATTTTGTATCAAATGATACTAAATTATAAGATTGTCGAATTTTATCATTCAGAACAGTTGCGACACTTCCTGTTAAACCGTGTAACACTTTCATTTCTTATAATTGAGGATTATGTCTACTAATTCTTTGGCGTCTCTTGCAATAGTGAAACTCATGGTAGGAGTAAAAACATAGCGTATGAGATTACCTTTGCGAATCTCTGTTAAGTCGTTATACACGACCAAATCTGCGCCGTTTTTAAACACCTTTTGAACGGCACTGTCAATCTCATCCTTGGATGGACTTACAAGCAGTTTAAAGCCTACCAGAAGCGCATTTGGAGCCGCTTCACGAAGCAAAGGTAAAATCTTCGGAGCTTTCTTCAAGCGAATAACAAGTTCATCATTGTCACTAGAAATTTTACCTTCTGTTTTATCCAAGATGTAATCGGAAACCGCTGCTGCGGAAATAATTATGTCAGGTGAAATCTTTGCCGCTGCTATTATGCTATTCTCTTTATATTCTTCATAATTAGAAAATATTAAATTACCTAAATATTTTTTACCTTGAAAATGTAAATCTATCTCTGGATTAGGGAACACTCCACCTTTTTTCCCTAAGTACCAAATATCATGTTCATTAAAAAAATTATCATGTAATACAGTTGCAATTTCGGCACCATATTTTCCTGAACTCATGTTAGAGATTTTACGAACATCGTCAATAGGAACATCGGTTCCTCCACTAGTAATTAAAATTTTCATATTATAGTTGTGGTTTTAAGATTTCTTTGATTTCTGCCATGCAATCTATGCCTTCTAATTTGGCAATACCTTTTGCTATTCTTGCGAGTTTTTCCCACTCGTCCTTTGCGCTGTCTGAAATTTGTCCAAATGGGCGTCTTTCAGGATACATCGTGTTCCATAACAAGCAAGCAAATTCACGGTCTGTTAGTTCATTAGTCATAGTGTTAAAAATGTTAATGGTCTTTTTTTATCTTTTAAAATTTGAATGAGTTCCTGTGTTGGGTCCAAGAGATAATTTGGGCGGCTTTCTCTGGTTTGCCATGCACTCCATCCGCCAACCTCGTCATAAGCGAGACTCCAACGCTCAAGATGTAACATTGTAACAGAATGACCGGGAATGTCAACTCGCTTTTTATGCGGAGGAAGAACTGGTGTGAGTTCTCCAATTTTATCTCCTGCAAGAACTTTGTCACCAGCTTTTAGATGTGAAAAAAGTTCTCCATAAACATAATAACCTTCTTCATCTTTTACAAGAACTGCATTAGTTTCTAACCACCAAGAGTGTCCTTCCTTTGGTCCTGTAAAACCCATGTTGGAAATTACTACACCATCACGTATAGCATACACCCAATCACCCGGTTCGCCATAAAGATCAACTCCTTCGTGAAAGTTGTATTTACGAGCACAACCAAATGCACCGGGATGGGAATTAATAGGAATTCCCTTGATCTTTTCAAAATTGATTGGAAACCAGCGTCTTTGTTTTTCAGCACTCATACACAGCGACTATAAAGGTCATTGAGCTTTTCTGCAACAATTTTCTTTTCCTCGTCTGTTATATTTTCTAGAAGAGATGCGTATTCTTCGATACACTCAAGAACAGACGATGCGTTTTCCTCAAATGTCACAACATCGCCATTCTCAAGAGAAATTTCGCGTTTATACTCAAGGGGTTTTTGCGTTGTTTTAATATCCAGTGCTTTGAGTGCAGAAAGCTTTGCAACTGCATTTGGAACATCTTCAACATTTTCAACTTCGATTGAAACAAAGTTATTTTCAACTTTGTCATAATCTTCTGGCTTTCTTATATACTGAAAGCGAGGACTAATTTTATTTTCTAAAAGCCTGTATTGTAATGTCTCGGTGTCGAGAATGTATGCATATTTATCCTCACCACTTTCTCCCCAATTAAGCTGATATGCACTGCCAGTATAAACAAGAGGTTTCTTGTCGTAAAAACGCACTTGTGGCTTGTGATAGTGACCACTCATAAGCAAACTGCAACGGCTCATAAGATCAGATGCAGAAAAGCCGTGTTCACTAATTTTAAAAGAACTCATTTCAAATCCTTTAATGTCAAAGTGACCAAAAATAATTTTGTTGTTTTTCGGAATATCTTCGATTTTGGTTCCCCATCCACAAAAACAAATCTCGTCTATCACAGAAACTTTTTCATGAACAGTGATGTTAGGCCATTGCTTTAACAGTTTAAGAGAGTTAACATCACTAGTATTATTCAGTAAGCAGTCATGGTTTCCAGAAATTATATGCAAATCATAATCTTTGAGTTTATCGAAAAACTCGTATGCACAATTTATAGCAGGAAGGTGAATCATTTCCCGATTATGAAATATGTCACCAAGCTGAACAATTGTTTTTATGTTGTTTTTTTGACAAACAGAATTAATCCAGTCTGCATAACGTAATGCAGTTTTAAAGAACAACGGATTATTCTTATTAACTCCTAAGTGTATGTCTCCAACGCACAGGATAAGATTATTTTTCATGTTTTAAATATTTTATAGCTTCTTCTAAAAATTCAATGGAATCAGTAAAATTACCTAATCCCGTATTACATCTACCGCACAGCAATCCACGAACCTTTCCAGTTTTATGATCATGATCTACTGCTAAACGTCTCCCTGATACGCAACAGCGTTTACATATAGCACAGACATTATTTTGTTCAGTTAGTAATTTATTATACATAGATGCATCTATATTGTAATTTTTGATTAAATTGTGATTAAATTTACTAACTTTAGAATTAGAGGGAGAACATCTATGTTTTCCTAAACTTCGATATTTTTTCGTATATTGTTTAACTTTTTCAGGAGTTCTATATTGTTTCATAAGCTCTTGGTCGTTCAGCTTAATAATACCTTTTCTCGTAGAACAATCAACACAACTACTATTAGAAATATATCTAGATTTGGTTTTACAGATTTCACAGGTCTTCCCTTCATAAATAGAACTTCCAGCTATACTAGCTTTTAACATTTTAGATTCGGTCCTAACTTTTATATAATTATTTTTTAAAAAATTCAAAAGATGTGTTCGTAAAAAAACAGGTTCGTTATCAACCCATAAACATTCTAACTTTTTATCCTTTATATATTTTTTAATAGTATTTTTTGTTATATAACAGAGATTAATAACATAGTCGATATTGACCGTTTCGTTAATAGGTGAGACTTCTATCTCTAATAAAAGTCTATCTATTTTATCTTTGTTTTTTTGTTCTATAATTTCTTTACTCTTCATAAGTGTAATTTAATTGAAACTTTAGACTAACAGGACCGCTCATGAGTCGAGCATTACAAATTTCTTCTGTTGATAATTCAGGCCAAAGATGCGGAACCCATGTCTTATAAACAAACCATTCATCTTCCACATTTATTAAATCCGAATATTCATATTTTCCTATTTTTGGAAAATACATTCTATCATGTGGATAAAATCGGTAATCATGCCCAAACATTTTCCAAAGGAACATTCGTAAACCCTTTGGAAAATGTCTAAAATCACCACCGTATAATTTGTATAATCTGTCTGCTATCTTTTTTCTCATTCCTCAAATATACCATCATTATCGTCGTTTTCAATATATTTCGGACGACGAACATTACGAAAGTTTTCATCAGAGTAAAGACGATCCCAAGTTTCAGCTTGAAAATTTCTTTTTGTCTCTTCTAATAACTTTTCTTTTTTAATGCGATTAAGATAAGAATGACTTGTTATTCGAGAAAAGTATCCAAAAGGATTTGCTTTAAACTTGATATATTCCTTGCCATCTTCAAAAAAGAATGTATCGGATTCTTCAAGTTGCTTTTTCTGAGCTTCGCCTTTTTTATCAATAAAGCTGATAAATACGGTTCCGTTATCTTCTGTTTTAGAAATTATCTCGGCAATTGTATAGCACTTGAATGAGCAGTCACGAACAGCTTTAACCATTTTAAGTGTGGCATCACCAATCATTTCGTCAATCCAAGAATATGAGCAAAAGTTTCCACGGTATCCCATTTTTGTTGCAATATCACTAACAATGGTTGTTAAGCGATTTGAAATTTTGGGGTAAGAATCTTTCTTAAGAAGCTTTTGATTTTCCCAATCATAATCTTCTCCAAGAGAAATGTAATAATTGTATAGTTCATTCCACATCTCTTCTTTAGAAACATATTCCTCAGTTTCTTTTTCAGCCTTTGTTCGGCGTGTTCTTTTACGAGGCTTTTCATCAAGAACATCTATTTCAGAAAGTTCTTCTTCGGGTTCAATATCATCAGTGTCAGTTTCCCACATATTAAATTTTTATTTTTGTAATAGAATACTCAATTTTTTGCTCTTTGTATATTTGGAGTCTTTCTTTTGCATGTTTACGAGAGTATTCTAAGTTGTCAGCTATGTCAAAAATCACAGCTACTTCTTTGCTACTGTGTTTACGAACAGTTCGGCCAATGGTTTGAACTGTTTTAACACCACCTTTTCCCATGTATGCAAAAATTGCATAATGAAGATTCTTAATCGAAATACCAGTGGAAAAGCATTTGCTCATGGCAATACAAATGATTCCATCTTCTTTGTCCATAGTGTTCTGGATTTCTGTTCTCTCACTTGTTGGAGTCTCGCCTGTGATAACGAAAATCTTTTTGTCTCCACCCTCTAATAATTTTTTCAAGACTGAGATATAATCCAATCTGTCCACAACAATCAATGTGTTTCCTACAAGCTTGTCACAAAGCTTTTTAATAACATCGTTTCTTGGAGCGTAGTTTATAACATAATCGTATTCTGCGTTATATTTGTCAGTTGGATTTGGACCAGTTAGAAACACAGGCACACGTTCATGTTGACATAAAACCATTTTGATTTTGACATCTGTAATAGTGCCTTGTTTACGTAATTCATAAGAAGTCTTCTCATAAACAATAGGACCAATCTTGCCAATAACATTCCAGCTTGCCATAAGACTATCTGGTAGTGTTCCTGTAAGTCCAAACTTGAAAGGTGTGGTTATATTATGAACCACTTTGCTGATTTTGTTTTTCTTCTCGTTAATGGTATGAACTTCATCAACAATTACAACATCATAATTCCCGACAACAGCTAGTGTTGCTTTGATGTCACTTGTTAAGATTTGAGAGTTAGCAATGAGAATATTTTGAGATAAATCAGGAAGCTTACCATCTCCCCAACGAGATATACAACTTATTCCAAATTCATCTAGGAAAGAATAGTAAAGTTGATTTAACAACGACACGTTTGGAACAATGATTAATATCTTGAAATGAGGATAGTGATCGAGGAATGTTTTACACAAGCCACCTGCAATCAGTGCTTTACCGCCACCAGTAGCAACAAGTGATATACCTCTACCATTCTTGATAAACTCGTTTAGTGTATCCTCTTGATAATCATAATAAGTGAATCCATCAATCTTAGAAATTTCCTTGATGTTTGTTTGGGGATTAAATTGATTTTTAAACTCGTCTGATAATGTTATTTTAACAGGAATGTTAAGAGAACGAATATAATGTTCAATCTCGTTCCACATTCCTACCTGAAACGCACCCGCAGGCGTGATAGAATATAATCTAGGAACAAACTTCCTAGATTGATAAGATGGATTCTTTATAGAGAACTTTTCTCTTACCAGTTTAAAAACGTTAGGTGAACATTTTAAATATCCACTCTTCTTATCGTATGTTACTCTGATGTCTTCTGCCATTTTTCAAATACACAATCTTGTGTATTAAAAGTACAATCAGAAGCTTCTAGCTTTCTCAACATTTTTAGTATAGAGCATTTTATTTCTCTATTAACATATTTTTTAATAAAAATTTCTACACCTTCTGGTGAAAGATTATCAACAATATATATACATTCTTCTTTGTTTTTTATTTTTCTTTTTTGGAAAACAGCTTTTATATTTCTCTTTGCAACGTCTCTATACTTAAAATCATCAATATTAAAGTTTTTATATACTTTCTTCTGAGAAGTATCCTTTTTCGGCCAAAGAGTCTGATAAGAGTAGTTGATATTTTCAATTGTTCCAGAAAGACACAGATTTGTTGTTGCTTCAAAATTCGATAAAAGTTTCACATCTGATTCAAAAGAGTTAGTGAACATCTTGTCGTAAAAATTATCGGAAGGAAAATAATTTACTGCGGATATAGTTTTACATTCAGTAGTGTTCATCTGTTTATTAGATTCATTCATTATAGAATCTGCAAGCCTTTTTTCATAATCTTTTACAGGAGTGGATGCTCGCCCATTAATAACTTCCCATAAATCATCAAAATAACTATCGTGTCTATTTTTAATTATTTCTTGTTCGCGTAGTGCATTAGAATAATTCATCATAATTGCTCCATTTTCATCAATTCAACAAGATTTTTAAAGTCAAATCCCATCTGACTAAAAATTTTATTCACACTGCTATCAAGATATTCTACAAGAATCTCTTGCTCTTTTATTCTTTTCTGTAATTCTTTATAATCTCCTTGAGTTTCGAGCTTGTTTGCAATAACTGCTTTGCTCAACTTTAAAGGATTATCTTTGTTCATTATGTTGTTAACAAAATTATCTTTAAGTTCCACCAAATCAATAAGATGTTTCTTGGCTTTCATTAATCTGAAAAGCCATTTATGTTTAACATTAGGGCAAGAAAGTTGCTTTTCCATAATGTTTGTAACATCAATACTGGTGTCCATTTCTATTTCCTTAGAGTATTTCTCTAGTAAATCCATAGGTTCTTCGTTCATTATGCTTTAAAAATACCACCTTGATATATAGATTTCAAGTAAATAGTAAGAAATGACTAAAAATTTTGACAAAATAGTAAAAATGTTTTTAGAAGACGGTATGACTGATGCAGGAGTATTAGGTTCTGATGGTCCTTATCCTACAGATGATCCACGAACTCCGTTTATAATGGGAACATATTCCAGAAGAGGAAAAGTAAAAACCAAAAAGACTAGAAAGCGCAAAAAACGGAAGTAAATATCCAGTATGAATGAAAACTCTTGGGAAAATGTTCCAGAAGATATTAGTGAGTGGTTTGGCTTTGTTTATCGTATCACTTGTCTGTCTAATGGTAAAAAGTATATCGGTAAAAAACAATTCTGGAGCAATCAGAAAAGACCTCCACTAAAAGGTAAAACTAGAAGTCGTCGCGTGGTCAAAGAAAGCGACTGGAAGAAATACTATGGTTCTTCTAATGAATTAAAAGAAGACCTTAAGAAATACGGTAAAGAAAACTTTAAGAGAGAAATTCTAGAATTAACTACATGCAAGTGGGAAAGTGCCTATCTTGAACTTATGTGGCAATTAAAGGAGAATGCTATTCTTCGTGAAGATTATTATAACGGAATTATCAACATTCGTCTCAACGGTCCCCCAAAAGATTTAATCGAAAAATACAGAGTAGTTATAGACAATTCATCATCCGATGAATATGAAAAGTGTAAAAACGATATAGTTTATTTTATCGAAAATCATGTCAAATGGAACACACATGATGGTGCGTCTTCTTCTATAAAATTGTATAATAAACAAAAAGAAATATTAAAAGACTGGAATGAAAATAAAATGAACGTAACTATAGCAGGTCGTCAATCAGGAATGTCTATGCTTCACGTATTATTCTCATTACACTGTTGTTTATTCAATAAAGATTTTTCCGCAGGAATTTATACCATGAACTGTGTGAATGCACATCATTACAACGAATTATTAAGAAGAACCTGTTATTTCTTTAATAATCCTCTTTTTCCTAAAATAATTGAACAACGATCAGACGCTATATATTTCTCAAATGGTAGTAAAATAGGCACTTCTAGTTTAAACACAAATATTATAAGAGGTAAAAATCACAGTTTATTAATTTTAGATAATATAGATCTTTGTGAAGAAGATGATAAGGAACAATTTTTGAAAGCGTGCTTACCTGTTGTAAAAAGTTCAAAATCTAATAAACTTATAATTTCAGGAACCCCAAAAACCGAGGATTCAATTCTTATAAAACTTTATAACAACGAAACGTTTCATAAGAATAAAATAATATGGAGTGACATTCCCGATAGAGATGAAAAATGGAAAGAAGATTTTATAAAATTGGCTGGAGAACAAGCATTCAAAAACGAACTTGAATGTGAGTTCAGTTGAGGTTATATTATCTTATGCTATACAGCTTTGAGAACATAGACCGATTCTTATTTCTTATCGAGAAAGAAATCGTTGATTGTTTATACGAATACAAGTTGCTTTCTAAACTAGATCGCAATGCAAAGAAAATAATTTTCTACCTATTTGTTAAACGATTTGGCGACAGAATAACAAACGACAAAGACTTGTTATTTTTTCATGACAACTTTTTTTCTGAATCTCACGAACTATTCAAATATTATGATCGTGAGAAATTAACAAACTTTCTTAATAAAATTTGTAAGAAACTCAAAAGTGTTACAAACAAATTGTTCTTCCTAAAAAAGAAAACTGATATTCCAAATCAGGCTCTTGTAAATGAACTAGAGGGTAGTGTTATTGACGAAGTGTTGCTTCTCAAAAATAAAACACCTGTGGACCCTAAAAAATTAAAGAGTTTTCTTGACGAAAACTCTTTAAAAGATTTATTTTGTAATTTGAGTAAAAAGGTTTGTTAATTACTTCTTCTTACCTTTGGTCCATCCTCCGCCTTCTTTCTTTTTGATTCCGGTGGATTTAGAACAAACGGCCCAAGGATTTACCTTTTTACCGCTTTTGGCTTTGACTTTATTAACGCAACGATCTAGTTTATTTCCCATTAAAATATTTATCCAAAATTTGTATAAATTCGGATTGTTTTATTTGGGTTTCCGTAAGACGAATTATTTCGATATTATTTTCTCGACAAAAAGAATTCAATTTCTCGTCTTTGAGTTTAATGTGCGGAAAGCTGTGCCAATAATTTCCATCGCATTCAATAACTATATTAGGCTCTATAAAAATATCAACTAATCTATTATTGAGTCTATATTCATCAATAAAAGAAATACCTATACTTGTCAGGTAATTTTCAACTTTTATCTGAATAGAACTTTTCCGTTTATTACCTTTTCGAGCAACTAAAGCCCCTCCGTCTAACATTCTCTTCCGTAAAAACTCTTTTTGGTTTTCAGAAAGACGTTTACCTCTCTTTAATTTTCCTTTGTAATTAGGATTTTTATCACCTTTCCAATTTTCTCTCGCCTTTGCAGATTTTTTGATTTTCTGTTTAGTCTCTTCCTTGTGAGGTTTGTTATTAGTAAAATTCCTATTATCTTTATTCCAGTATGCAGAATGACTTCTGTTGCAGAAGGTTTTTCGTTCCACATCTCTATTATTATTTAATTTAAGTTCACAGCCACAATAAAGACAATTCTTCTTAACGGTTCTATAATAGAACCTATCTAGTTTTTCTGGCATAATAAATTACTTACCTTTTCCGATATTTTTTATCAGAGTTCGGCATTCTTTAACATAACCGGGAGTAACGTCAATAAGATTTGCTTTCTTATACTCAAGAATAAAAGGAGAGTGAGTTGCCATAATAATTTGAAAGTGTTCTGACAGTTTTACCATAACATCAAACAATTCAATCTGCTTTGGAATAGAAAGTGCCTTTTCAGGCTCATCTAAAAGAAGAGTAATCTTACCGTTTCTTGGAAGACTCTTAATGTATTCGACTTCTATTTGAGCAAGAACTTTGTTGTTAATGTATGGTGGAACAAGGAGAAGATTTGGCGGTGTTTGAATCACCTTCATAATCTTGTTGATCTTGTGAATACGATACTGTCCAGAAGACGGTTTACTTGCCAAAATTTCCATTTGTTCTGCTTCTGTGGTAATTCCGTCCGCACTCTGTTTTGCATTGCTAAAAAACCACGTATTATCGTTTTTAGAGAGTGCCTCGCTGTCGTTGAAGAATGACGGAGTTCCGTCCCAATCTACAATTGCATCAACATTGCTTGGAGACAAGTTACGATAGCAAAAAGGAAAATGCTTTATGCTATCGTATGCAAGCTGGGCAGGTTCAGAAATGGTGCTCCATCCTCCTGTGCGAATGCCACAATATGCTGCCATTGTTTTTAATGCAGTGCTTTTGCACGAACCAACGTTGCCAAACAACACGTTCAGCTTATCATTAAATTTGAACTCTCGACCTTTTAAATGATCGTAGCCCATTACAAATCCTGTTTTAAATTCGAAACTTTTAATCATAGGAAATTATCTAGTTTCACTCCATCAAATTCAGTTTTAACATTGTCTTTAAGTTTCACATCAACAGAAACGGTTCCTTTTCTACGAACGATTTCTTCAATCATATTTGCGAACTGATAGTAAGAAATGATTTCTTCTCCTCCAACTAATCTTAGGGGATTGATCTCTTCTACAAAGTAACTTGTTGATTTGACATGATTAATTTGATCTTCTGTTTTTAAGTCACCGTTCTTTTTGTTTATTGCAACAACAAACACACGACCTTCAACAAAAACTTCGTAGTAGCCAATATCTTCGCGTTGAATGTTTTGTTGAACAGGAATAATAAGCGGAACACCGTTATACAAGATTTTATTATCTTGATAATTTTGTTCAAAGGGCATTTCCTTAAAACCTTCATTTGCAACATTGTGAAGTCGGCTGAAAATGTCGGATTCGTTGTAATCAAGTGTTAAAGATTTTGAAGGTGCTAAAGGAAATGACTCAAGAGCGTTTTCAGTTTGAGAGAATTCCTCGTATTGCTTTTCTATCTCAACTAATTGACGATCAACGTATTCTTTAGCATTAACTCTGCTTGTAGGAGAGTCTTCGTCATTTCCAAAAAATGAGTCAAAGTTTACAAAGTGGTTTGAGAGTTCCTCATAAGAAACTCCCTCTAAACCAACTTCTTTAGTTAATTGTTCTATCCAGTATTGTTTATTAAATTCCATTTTCTTCGCTTATTGAAATTTTATGCATTCTTTCAAGAACATCCTTTGATATATGTTTGAAATCAGTAATTGGTTGAATTGCCGAGCTACCTATAACAATAGGACTACCCGCCTTTTTATCTTGCTGCTTTATGAAAGAATCAACTAATGGTGTACATGACTTCTTTTTTTGATTATCTTTAGAAATTTGAATGTCTTCTTGAATCTTTTCGTTTAGAACTTTTAAAAGTTCTTTATCCACTTCTTCTCTGTGAGTTAAAATTATCTTTGATTTATGACCAGCTTCTTTGCAGGTGGTATCTTTTTCTTCGGGTGGTGAAACATAGTCACCACTAGAAAAAACAGAATCTTTTTCGGTGGGTACAAGACCGCTCATGAAAACCTCTGCAATCTTTTCACCAGTCTTATATTCAGGTTTTACTGTTGCGTATTCCTCGCCAACCTCTTCATCAATCTGATTGCAAAGCTCTTGAATTCCAGTCTTTAAACGCTTATCAATATAATCTGCTACAATTGCATGACGCGCATACTCTTTTCTGAGAGGGTCTTTGTAATTATACTGATTTAGTTGTCGGTCAACAACCTCAATAAATTTTTCTTTTTTCTCTTGTAGTTTATTAGAGCAGTCTCCTACATAATATTCTAAAAAGTTTAGAACTTTTTGTGCATTATTTAATAGCTCATCTAAATCGCCAGCATTAAATTGCTTGGCGATATTAAGTGCCTCTAGTTTTGTCTCGTTTACGTTTTTCATTTATTCTGGCAGTTCGATAGTTTTGATGTTGATGGAACGCTTATCAACATATTGAAGATTGTTAAGATACTCTTCGAGTTCTTTTTTATCTTCGTTCAAATTTGTTTTATTCCAAATTTTTGCGTCATCATATCGGAAGAATCCCATATAATAGGTTTTTGTTTTCATACAAAAGTATCTATATGGGATTCTTTAAACTTTCAACACTTTTTTACAAAATGTATAGCATTTTTCTTGGTCTTGTAAAAGAAGTGTAGAGAATTCTGCGTCTTTCTTCCTCGTTTCGGTTAATGCCAATGTCACTGTGTAATACAAAGCAATTGTCATATGTGCTGCCTTGAGAGCAGTGAGCAGTAATTGCATAGTTGTATTTTACCTGTGCAAAGTTTTCCATGAAAGAATAATATTTTCTCCACTTTTTGAGACGAGCGGAAACTTCCTTTTCATCAACTGCATCTTTGGCAAGTTTACGAAGAGTGTCTGTGTAACGCTTTTCTTCTTTCTCATGAAGAATATGAATGTTGCCGCATTTATCCATTCCTTGAACAAGACAGTCGTAATAAAGCCAAGAGTCGTTATCAAAAAGCTTTTTCTCTTTGACTTCAATATTTTTCACAACCAAGTCTTCGTTTGTTGCGAATGAAACTTTATCATCATCTCCTTTAATTGGACGGTCAACAATAAGTTTTTCATCAAGCACAATCTTACCCGCTTTAGGTCCATATTTGAAATTTCGAACAAGCTTGTTGTAAAATTCTACAGTGGCGTTTCTCCATGCAATGAGTTTACAATAGTTTGCATCTTCGTCAAACTTTGAAGAGCCAAAATAATACTGTAAGAGTTGCTGTAACACTTTGTTTTGACTTTCTGAAAGCATTACAATGCCGCTGTCTCCAACCATCTCTTTTTCACCGGGATTAAACGAGAATTCGTTGTTGATAATTTTTTGAGAGTATTTGATGATGGGATTGCCTTCCGCTTGACGAACAATTTTCTCAAGTCGGCAGTGACCAATATTAAATTCTTTTCGCTTTTCAGGCAGCATTGGAATGCTCATCTTGTGATTCACAGGATTAATCTGATTACTGTCACCAACAAACAAAACTTTGATTTTACGATAGTTTTGATCTTCCATCTCATTAAAGAGTTGGTCTGCAATCATACTACTTTCATCAATGATAACAAGCTCAAAAAATGGAAACTTTGTCATTACATTTTTATCACGAACAAAAATTTCTTTACCATCTTTGGTAATTTCATGCTTTAATCCAAGCATAGAATGCAGTGTTAAAAATTGAATACTTCCTCGATGTTTATCAGGGCACATTTCCATCATAACCTTTAACGCTTTGTGCGTTGGGCTTGCCATAGCAATGTTAGAAATGTTTGTTTCTTCTAAAAGCCAACCAATAAATTGCGAAACGGTTGTTGTTTTTCCTGTGCCTGCTGCACCTTCCATAAGAAACATATGTTGACTAGAGGAGTCAATAAAGTCTTTTAGTTTTTCGAAAACAGCTTTTTGATCTTCATTTAATGTGATTTCGTCCATAGACTACTATACACCAAAGAACTTGGCAGATCAAGCTAAATCGAAGCTCTTGTTTGTTCTAAATTCTATAGCTTTTACAAGATTACCACAATCAAGAAGATCGTCATGTGTTCCTGCATCAAACCAGAAACCATCAAGTTCTAAAACTGAAACAGGATGTTTTTTATTCATTTCTTTGATAAGGTCAACAATTTCAAGTTCGCCTCGGCTTGATGGTTTTAATTTTTTGGCGATTTCACATGCACTATTCTCTAATACATAAAGACCAATCATTGCATTGTCGCTAATGTATGTTTGAGGCTTTTCAACAATGTTTTTGATGCGACCATCTTCGTCAAAATCCAACACACCATATCTTTCAGGATGTTTAACTTTGTAGGAAAAAACCGTGTTTGGAAGGCAATCTATTGGAGCGTTATTAATTATAATGTTGTCACCTAAAATAAGCGCAACGTCACTGCCTTCTAACCACTCTTCTGCGAGAACAAACGCTTCTGGCAAACCGCGAGGACTGTCCTGAACAATATAAGAAAAATTTGCACATTTTAAATCTTTGAGAGTTTCCTTAAAAAGATTTTGATGTTCTGGTGTTGTTATGATTAAAATATCCTCTATTCCCATTTGGAGTAATGTGTTGATTGGGAAATAAATCATTGGATATTTGTAAACAGGAAGCAACTGCTTGCTAACTGCTTTTGTTAAAGGTGCTAATCTCGATCCCCGCCCTCCCGCTAAAATTATTCCTTTCATTGTATTTTATTTAAATACCAGTCAACAGTTTTTTCAAGTCCTTCACTTAAATCTGTTTTTGGTTCCCATCCCAACATTTGAAGTGAGCGGGCATAATCCACAGTGTATGTTACATCATGACCCAAACGATCTTCAACAAAATGTATAAGAGATTCAAGTGGAGAAATGCTGTTTAATTTTTTGTCTAAAATTCGGCAAATAATTTTAGTAAGTTCCAAGTTTGTAACATTTTTAGTTGTTCCAAAAAGATAAGAATCTCCTTTTCGTCCAAGATGAATTGCGCGAGCAATTCCTTCACAGTGATCGTCCACATAAATCCAGTCGCGTTTTTGCATTCCGTTTCCGTAAATTGGAATGCTTTTCTTTTCTAAGCAACACTTTATAATTTTAGGAATTAGTTTTTCCTCATGCTGTCCCGGTCCATAATTATTTCCACAGTTTGTAATAATTGCTGGAAAGTTGTAAGTGTGCATAAAAGAGCGAAGTAAAACTTCTGCTGCACTTTTTGTTGCACTATAAGGATTGTTTGGATGATGAAGAGTGTATTCGTTGAATGATATTCCTCCTTGATCTTCTACACTACCAAAAACTTCGTCTGTGCTAATTTGAACAAACAAGCCGTCTATGTTTTTCTTTTTCCAAAAGTTTCGGCAGTTTTCCATGAGAATGCTCATTTCTAAAACATTGTTTTCCACAAATGCTTTTACGCTTTTGATGGAGTTGTCAACGTGTGTGCTTGCAGCAAAATTTACCACAGTATCTATATTGTAGTTTTCCAAAACAGATTCACTCAATTCACCCATTTTTCCTTTGTAAAACTTATACTTTGGAGTTTCAAGCGGTATATTGTTAATGGCAGAATACTCACCACTGTCAATGTTTACTAAAACATCACACTCAATTAAATTTTCACCTAATACTTTATTAATAAAGTTCCAGCCAATAAAGCCAAGTCCACCTGTTACCAGAATATTTTTCTTTCGGGTTGATTCCATGATTCAAAACATCTAATTAAACTCTCCTCAACTGGAAGCATGTAAATGCCCTCAGTTTTAATTTTACTAGTATCTAAAACACAATTGCTTCTAGGTGTTCTTACAACTTTGTTAAACTCTTCTAAACTTTCGAAGTATTCATAACTCTCTTTTCCAAGATTGTATGCTTTGGCAAGAGTGTGAATTCTTTTTGCACTTATTCCTCCATGATTAACAATGTTATATGTTCCATAGGGAGTTTCCGCATTCATTCCTTGATAAACTGCACGAACAAACTCATCAAGATTTGTAAGAGAATTTTCAAGACTCAACACTTTGTCATAAGTGAATATTTTGGAGAGATAGTTTTTAGGACCGTCCAAATGATTAAATGGCATTCTTAATCTGAATATTCTGGTTCGGTCCCAGCTTTTTCTTACAAGACTTTCTCCAAGAGCTTTTGTTCCACTATACCATGAGCAATCGCTTTTCGTGTTGTAGAATGAAAAATTAGGCCAATCCTTTTCTTTATAAGTTCTCCACCATTCAACTTCATCTTCGTTGTAAATACAACCACTGCTAACAAAGCCAAGAGGAAGGTTTTTCTTACGACACATATCCGCTACACCTTCGGCAAGAATTACGTTAGCAAAAAGACACTCTTTTTTACTGTCTTCACAAGCGTCCACGTTTGGAACTCCTGTGTAACCCATTGCATTTATAACAAAACGAGGTTTTATTTCGTCTATAACCGATTCTAAAACGTAAGAAGGCGAAAGGTTTGTGTCTTTTAAAGAAAGACTTTTATATTTTATATTTTTAAATTCGAAAAAATCAATAAAACGTTTTGAAACGTATCCGTTTTTACCAAGCAGTAATACCATAACAGTATTAACTGAAATCTAATAAAGAATTCAACCTTTTTTCATTATAAAGTTTTATTAAAATGTCTCCATGACAAAGTTTTGGAGCGCACCAGCAGCCAAGAGTTTTACCTTCTAACTCATCAAGTTGATTGTATAATTCACTTTGCCGTACGTAAGTTTCGTATAAAGATACTGCTTCTTCTCGATTATAAAATTCTAATGAAAAAGGATTTTTCCACTTACTCTCCTCAAGATTGTAAGTGATATTTTCTCGACCTATATAAAGGTCATATGGTTCAGTTTTTAAGTTTACAACTTTCATTTAAAAGATTTTCCAAGTTTAGTTCTGAACGACGAGCCATTAACAATAAACCAAGAAGATTTTTTCCCTCACCCTTTTCAACATCAAATCCCCAAAAAACGTCACCCCAATTGTTGTATTCAATAATCTGTTCATCGCCAGTTTCTAATAATTTTTTACCCCAGCTTGTGTTGTTAGAGTATTTATGCTCTATTGCAAAACGCATAAATTTTATTTTTTCAGAAACAGAAAGCTCTCTTTGCTTCATTTCTCTTACCAGAGTTTTGCTTTTTCTTGGAGAAACCGATGCTAGTAGTTTTCTGCCCTCGAAATCATTTTCGTGCAATTTCATTGCTTGATAATAATTTTCCACAGCGGGGTATGAAATTCCGTCAACCACTAGTGGACTATCAAAAGGAAGCATGTTGCTAAACCAGTTCTTAATAAATTCTTTGCTCATAATTTTAAAAAAGGCCAAAAAATATTATAATTTTTATAAAAGGTTTTATAATCTATTATGTAGTTTTTGGTGAGAGTTTTTGTTCTTAATCCTGTCAAACAGCCCCCTACCCCCAACGAATAATTTTGAGAGAAGACTGTTTGACAGAACATAATCTATTCCGTAGTTTTTGGAGCCGAGTTATGTCTTAAAAAATCTTTGTCTCACATCGGAACTAATAAAACCGAATAAGATTCTTCATCCTGCCCTGCATCGCCCCCTAGAGGAATGCAGCGTTTTTGTATTTAAACTGAGACACTACTACTTTAGTCTGCCACATTGATGAAGTCAAGAGTAAAAGGTAAGTAATTTTATGAATTTTAAAAGTTTTATAAATGGAAAAAAAGTTATTGAAGAAGTATCTCAACAGTATGTGGATAAACTTCCAGGAGGTTTAAAAGATAAAATAAAAAATAACGAACTACCATTCAATTCTATTTTTGGTGACAAGCTACGAATAATCGACCGATTAAAAACAGGTGCAAAAGATTCTCCTATAGTTCAGGATTTAAAAAGTTTATTAGAATACAAATATGTTATTGATTTTGATAATTGGATCGTTTACAAACCTTCTCAACCAAAAAACAAAATAAGAATTGGTAAAGCTTTAACAAATGAAAAACAAAGATTAGAAAAGCACGTTGAAACAATAGAATCTGTATTATCTTTACAAATTTCTGATAAACAGGAGTTTGATAGTAGAATGGAAAAAACCGGATGGACAATTGAAGCTTTACAAGATCAATTAAAGTTCGACAAAGAAAATATTGTTAAAATTGACCGTTTGTTAAAAACAACAAATCTTGAAAAACAAGTTCAAGCGTCAATGCTTTCTGATTATTTTATCGTATATTCAAGAGCACCCATTGATGTTTTAAGAATGTCAGATTTTGATACAACGTCGTGTCATTCCGAAGGAGGAGACTTTTTTTATTGTGCATTAGCAGATTCCATGCTTAATGCAGGTGTAATTTATTTATTAAAAGAAGATGATGCGTTAAATAATAATCTTTTAAGCGATGATGCTTTACAAAGAGATGAGATTTTCTCTGATTCTAGCAGAAGTATACGTGGTGCAAGACCAATTGCACGAATGCGTATACGTCGTGTGTTCGACGCCCAAGGTCACGAACTTGCTGTTCCAACAACCAAGATTTATGGAAACATTCGTTTATCAAGTGATTTTAGAAAACAAGTTGTAGATTGGGCTAAAAAACAAGATGTTTCAGATTTTAATTTTGATGATACACTAAGATTAGTTGGTGGATCATATGAAGATGTCAATCACTCAATTAGTAACGAAATTAAAAATATATGGGGTAAAGATGTTCGTTATCGTCACGATTCCTCTACAGAAGAGGAATACCGTGATGAAGAAGGTGATGTTTATGAAGCGAACTTTTGGGAACAGGTTCGTGACGAATTAAACAGTAATGAAGATTCTAAAATAATTGCACCTATTTTTGAAGACAGATACAAAGAAACAAATGTTAATATATCCATTGATAACGCATATACTGTAGCAAAAATTCGATATTTTATTTCAAATTCTATTATTAAACAGATTGGTCCTGAAAATATGGATAAATTGAGAAACGAAGGAATAAACGGTTGGAAATTGGATAATTCTGATATTCATCTTGCTATACAAGTAGAAATGCCTTCTATTTATGACTATGGCGAATATTATGGTGAATATGATGCAAGTTTTGATTATGACGGTTATTATGATGCTGCTCAAGAGGTTATAGTTGATGCTATTCGTAAAGTTACAGAAGAGGATTTTAGAAGGGGTTCAGAAGTTCCACTATACTGCGATGCATTAATTAATGCTGCAATATTAAAATTTGCAGGAGTTCCTGATGAACAGTTAGGAGATGGTGAAATGTATGAATTATTAAACGATTTTTCTAATAATTATGAATTTTCCGTTGTTTTAGAAAATCAAAATATAAAATTAGATATAAATGATAGAAATATCATAAGACCTCAAAAATTATCTGATTCTATACATCCTGCTATTGAGGTTTCAGCAATGGAATTTGTTAAATTGAAAAATTTATATAATATTGTTTCAAACCATTTTTATGAAAAATTTAAAAATTTCGTTTTTAATAGTTTGATATATAAACAAAGCTCAACTGAAACAGATGAGACTTTTCAAAAAAGATTATCGTCTATTGGAGACGATGTTAAAAATGATGTTTTAAAAGCATTTGATTTTAAAACAACTATATATTTTAATGATAAGTTTTTAGATAAACCTTTAAATAATTTACGGTATGCATATATAGTAAATCCTGATGAACCATTAAAAGAGCAATTAGATAATAAACCAAAAATAGCATATTCTCATAATTACGAAGAACCTCTTGTAGCAGAAATAAATATAGGCTTCGATCAATCTGTTGACAACATTAATACTCTTGGTGACAAAAATATCGGAATGTATGTTTACCGAATATTAGAAAGCATTAGAGATGCATCAAACGAAGACGAAGATGAATCTGATATTACGGAAGAGTTATTAGGATTTAAAGAATTGGAACAAAAACTTAGAGATTATAAATCTTATAAAAAAATAAATTCAGGTGGTGATCAACTGCAATTCGATTTTTCAGGAGTAAGTAGAGATATGAATAATTTTGACGGATACGTTTTTAAAGTTTTAAAAGAGTTGAACATGGCAAAGGGCGGAATCGCTAATCAGAGCGGAGATTCCAATCAGCCACAAAGCAGCACCACAGGTTCAAATCCTCCACCTTCTGTTAGCTCCAATCCTTCTACAAAAGTGAATCAGCCAATGACCACAGGAACAAACAAGTCTTTGGGTCAGAACCAAACATCCACTCAACAAAGAAGTCCTGATGAAATGGATGCACTTGTTCTTGGCAGAGGTACAGATTTTAATAACTTATTACAAGACCCTGACACAAGCACTCAAGTTTTCCAACACATTTCTAGTTCTTTAGCAGACCCTAATTATAGAAATAAGGTAGCTCTTCAAAATACATTAAAGAATAACCAAGCCTTTAATAAAGCATACAACGATTATATTCTTCAATACAAACCTCTCAACACTCCCTAATATGAAATCAGAATTTGAAAGTTACATTCATCGCATCCTCTTTGAACAAGAAGAGGCAGACGCTCCTCCACCACCAGAAGGTGCGGAAGGTGATGTTCCGCCCGAAGAACAAGGTTTAGAAAACGAAATCATGCCCCAAGAAGAGGAGGGATTTCCAGAAGAACTTGAGCTTGCCAAGCTTGCTATTCGTGCAATTTATTTCAACCCAAGTTCCAAAGATGTTCATAAATTAAAATTAAAGATTAAAGGAAAGGAAATTCCTTTTGAAATGATTTCTGATTACTTTGAAAGAACAAAAGATATTCTTCCTGTATTAGGATTTATCGAATGGACCATGGACAAGTATGAAGGTGTTTCATCCAAATGGACAGAAGACCCTGAATTTAAAGGAAAGAACATCATTCAAAAAATCATAGATTTTAATAAGGAATTACCAGAAGAACAAAAATTAGATAATGGTAAGCGTGTTTATTGGACACGTATTATTCTTAACTGTCTTCTTCACGGAACCCCTAATTTCAACATTAATATTGGTGATGTAAATGAGAAAACTATCAAAGAAGTTTTTCGCCTACTCAATCAACACTTTAGCGGTGATACAAGAGGATTACTTCCTAACTTAGATCAGGCAAAAGGTCCGGCAACGATTTAGTTTGACAACCGGAAAGTTCCGGTGTAAACTAAGTATTATTGCCTTATGAGTAAAGAAAACTCTCTCAAGACGAACAAGCATTACACTTATAATTCGTCAACTCAAAAATACGTTTTCCACACGGAAAAGAAATTCGGACAAAATCTCGTTTTTACAAAAACTTCGATTGACTTGATTGTTAAGCTTTACAGCAGCATTGCTGGAGGTTTGACTGCAAACGAGATTGCACTTAAATTGAGCATTCCAGTAGACGTTATTCGTCATGTTCTTAAAGTAATGAATATTACACATGACACTCTTCCATTCACAGAAGAGACTATTAGTAACTCAAGCGAAGAAGCTCTTGTTGACGATGCAATTTCTTCTAAGAAATTTAACATTCTTCAAAAGTTTGAAAAACGTGACTGGAAAGAAACTCAAGAGGATGCTGAAAAATGGCGTGCAATGAAGACTCTTCAAATTGATCCGTTTGAGCAGATTCTTCAAAAATGGACACCTCCTCCTTATGTTCCGCCTCGTCCAGTTCAAACTCCACGCGACTGCAAGGACACTCTTCTTCTTGGTCTTAGTGACTGGCATTATGGTCTTGTAGCACATGAGCGTTATCTTTACAATCAGAAAGAATGGAACATTGAAAAGACCAAAGACACTGTTGCAGATTATGGCCGAAAAGCAGCAGCCGAAATTCGCAGGGGTTGTTACAAAGAGGTTAAACTACTTCTTCTTGGCGACATGTCTCACACCTTAACAGGATTTACCGACAAAGGAACAAAGCTTGAGGCGCATCCAATTGCCGAAGAACAACTTGAGGTTGCATTTGATTCTCTTGTAAATTTTGTTAAAACAATTTTAAGCTCAACAAACAGTGTTTCTGTTGTAGCATGTAGCGGAAACCATTCAGCATTAGGTGATTATGTTTTAGCAAGAATGCTTTCACTTTATTTCAAAGGCGATAAACGAATCAAGTTTGACATTACAAACAAACGTTTCATCACTTTTAATGTTGGTAACAGTCTTTTCCTTATGGAACACGGTTACTCATCTGTTGCAAAAGATCGCCTTCCAGCACCGGGTAAACAGAGAGAAAATTACATCAACAATCTTTTCATGGCAAAGCCTGAACAAATGATAGGAGTGGAAAGAAAATATTACTTGAGTGCAGACCAACATCACAGCGAAAGCTATGAGCTTACAAATGTTGAAGGATTTATGTTCCCAACTCTTGTAGGCGGATGCCGACATGCAGACAACTCTGGTTATAATTCTCGTCAGCGTCAAACCGCTCTCGTTGTAAACGATAAGGAAGGTGTTACCAGCGTCAAATATTTCTATTTTGATTAATGGACAAAGCTGATTTATATTCACATTTATTTTTAGGCACAGTATCATTGATTTCTTTGATACTGTGTTTTTCTAAACTAATTGAATACTCTAAATTTTTACCGTGAAAAAAACTCTGATTCCAAAAGGCGGCGATGATCGAGTTTACACTCCTGAATCTCTTGCAAAGAAAATTGTCACTCACTACAATCCTTATGGAAAAAAGTGCTTAGACCCTTGCCGAGGAAAAGGAGCATTTTATAATGCATTTTTACAAATTGGAGTTAATCCTGATTGGTGCGAGATTGACGAGGGACGAGATTTCTTTCAATACAACGAAAAGGTCGATTGGATTATCACAAACTTTCCTTGGAGCTTGCATCGTAAGTGCATTGAACATTCCATGAAAATCAGCGATAATATTGTAACGCTTGTTACATTAAATCATTTGCTTGCTCTTAAGGCAAGATTAAAAGATGTTCGGGACTCTGGATTTTTTATACGAGAAATAATTACAATGCCAACACCAAAAGAATTTCCTCAAAGCGGATTTCAACTTGGAGCAATTCTCTTGAACAAGGTCCAAGGCGATTGTAAGTTTACACATTGGGAAAATTATGACATACTTTAAAAAGGTTAACGAGAGTAGCAAAAATGTAATGGATGATATACAAAAATTTCCCTTTACAAAAAAGTTATTCAATTTTATAAAAAACGATTTAACAGGAATAATTAATAGTTTCAACGACGCTCAATTAAGCTTTGAATTTAATGATCGCTTAATTGAAAAAGATTTCATGAATATTTTTATAAGCATTTTAAAAAAGTGTGAGTTTCATGAACAACGATACGATAAGCGTCTTTTAAAAGATGAGTTGATTAAACTTTTTGAAGATGAAATAACTAATGGAAATGTTAAACCGGGTAAAAAGGAATTACTGAATGCATTCTGGTTTCCTCTATGTGATAGAGAACTGAAATTTTTTACATATATAAAAAATAATTATGATTAAAACAATTCCAAATTTTATAAGAAATGTTGACGAGATAATCAATCTTGTAAAACAACACGATCATCTTTTTATGCCAAGAGAAGGTGCTGACAAGCATGAATCTCTTATTCCAAATGTGTGTAGTCGTTTCAAAACACTGAAAGATTGTCACATGTCAGACGAGTTAAAAGAAGCTATTTTTCGTGACGCTGATTTTGACCCTGACTTAAAAGACTTTTATAATTTTATTCAAGTTCAAAAATATGAACCCGGTGATTATATTGCACCGCACCGTGATTCATATTCTATTCGAAAACTGCACCTAATAACTTTGACTAGTTCAGATGTGGATGGTCTTGTTTGCGAAGACATTGATCACAATCTTGTAAAGATTTTTGACAGTGCAGGGCAATATATTGACTTTCCATATGATGCAGCACACTATGTATCTCCTGTAAAAAGTTTAAGATATAGTTTAGTTGTTGCAGAATAAATTTGACACAGGGGTTTTCTTGTGTTATATTACTGTGACTTTATACGTGGAAACACGTATAATTTGAGAAATTAAGAAATATTAAGAAAATGAAATTAACTATACCTAAAAACGAAGAAGCAAAGAATAAACCAACAAATTACTTTTTTATCACAGATTTGTCTGGTTCAATGTGGGGGTCCATTCCTGACCTCAAAGAAACTCTCCGAGCCGTAAAAGATTTACTTGTGTCGGGTGATACATTCAGTCTAGCCTACTTTTCTAGCAGTGGTGATTTTGATTGGATTTGTAAGGGTGCCAACATTGGCGGAAATCTAGAAGCCCTTATTGAAAGCAAGATTTATGCAAGAGGACTAACCTGTTTCACAGAAGTTCTTAATAGTCTTGATAATGTTGTAAAGGACGTTCAGCTAATCAGCGGAAATACTGAAAACGTGTTGTTCTTCCTTACTGACGGTTATCCAAATGACCGTTCTCCTGAAAGTGAAGTTCTTCGCATTTGTAAGACTCTTAAAAAGACTTTCTTACACAAGCAGATTGTTGGCTACAGCGGCTACTACAATCGTAAGCTTCTTCTTCAAATGACCGAGGACATTGGCGGTGCATTCGCACACGTTTCCGATTACTCTGACATGAAGAAAAGCTGCAAGGACTTTGTTTCTAGCAAGAAGAAAGTTAAGAATGTCAAACTTCCAAAGAACTACGAACTTGTTTGGCAGGTTTCTAGTAAAGAGGTTCTTCCTCTTGTCGCAGAAAACAGCAACGTAGAAGTTCTTGAAAGTGATGAAGACGGCGAACTATTCGCTATTGATTACAACGAGATTGACAATCTAACATCTGAACAACTTAAGGATGGTCGTTTTGTTTACTCTCTTGCTCTTATGCTTTCACAAAAGAACAAGGCAAACCTTGGCGTAGCATTGCTTCGCAAAGCAGGCGACAAGACCAGTGCTAAGATTCTTCAAAAAAGCTTTACTGTAAACCAGAAAGGCCGTGCAGAAAATGATCTTAAGGCAAAGGCACTTATCGGAAAAGAGATTGTTCCTGCGGAAGCAGACGACACTGTTTTCATTGGTGACTTCCTGAAAAAGATCAAGGAAAATCTTGGCTCTGTTTATATTGATATGAACAAGTCAAAATATACTTCCATTTCTCGCAAAGGCGGAGACGCTTCCAAGGTTGAATTCAAAACAACTGACACCAAGCCAACCATTGTTGGAATTACCGGAAACGAAGATCGTGCCAACATTTCATTCCTCACTGTTCGTAAAGGACAAGTTACTGGAATTTATAATGATGAATTGAGTCAAAGGGTTGCCGATTACAACAAGACTGCAAAAGTTCCTATTGTTTTCCCAATTGAAAGTTCTACCTACCGCAACTATACTCTTGTTGCAAACGGAGACTTTAACTTTGAAAATCTTAGCATCTTTTCAGGCGATAAGGAGTACAGCATTGTTCCTTCCAAGGACATTGATCTTTTTGATGAAAAGAACTCAACTATTCACGTCAAGGACTTTGTTAACCTGAACAAGAGCCTTCTCGAAGAAAAGGCACATGCCAGCGTTCTTCGATTCTACATCAAGAAACATGCAACTCAAAAGCATTCTGTTGACCTTCGTGTTGAACAGTATGGCGAAGAAGGTGCCAAGCTTCTTGAAGAAATGGGATTTGATTATCAGATGCGTTACTCTCCTAAAAAGGAATACAAGCCAAAAGATGAGAATGCTGACTACATTCCTTTCCTTGAAATCTCAGGACAACTCAAGGGTGCTGCCACAATCTCTGCTTCTAAGAGCTACGAGAAGTGGACTAAGAAAGGCAAGGCAAACGTAGGCGATCTTATCGTGTTTCCTCTTTTTGAGAAGTATGAGAAGAAGCTTTCCGACCTTGGAACCGAAACCTTTGTTGAGTTCTGTCAAAAGACTCTTGAAGGTGTTGAGGAAACTGTTGATCTTCTCTCACAGAAAATCTCCGCACAAAAGTTCTACCTTATGGTAACAAACTCTTGGTTCGAAGGTGTTGACAAGGCTGATGAATTTGAATATGATGGTCTTGTTGTAAAGGTTAAAGAGACAAAAGAATATCTATAATCTTTTTGACAAATCACATCTTATAGTGTAAATTGGTGTAGGGTAAAACCTACACCAATTTTTTTATGAGAAAACAAAAAGGATATATAGGAGTTGACTTTGACGGAACTCTTGCAACTTACGAAAAGTATGAAGGTCCAAACGTTCTTGGAGAACCCATTGAAAAGATGGTCAATCGTGTAAAGCGTTGGCTCTCTGATGGCAAGAATGTCAAAATATTCACTGCAAGAGTTGCACCAGATCATCCATTAGCAGAACAGGTTCAAGCAGAAGAAGCTATTAAAGAATGGTGTAAAAAGCATATTGGGCAAGAACTGTCTGTAACCTGTATCAAGTATTCTAGTATGTATGAGTTTTGGGATGACAAAGCTGTTGGCGTTGAAAAGAACACCGGAGAAAGAAAGTAATGGACGAAGAATTTTATCTTTATTCACTGTTTAACACACAAACTCGACAGTTCGTGTGTTTTACTTTTGACATAGATTCGTTTCCACTAGCTATAAGAAATAATATGCTCATCAAAAAGCATTCATTCAAAGAGCTTGGTATTAATGATGAAGAAATCAATATTCAAAGATTTCGTTGGATTGGCGACTATGACACCGGAAGGTTAGCTGACATTGTTCTTGAGAAAAAAGCAGTTGTAACAGAGCAAGAAATAGATGAAAAATATGATGCACTATTTTTTGACAAATACGATTTAAAAACTGTTCTTTATGAACTTGTCTTGAACGCTGATATGAAAACCGAAAACGGTAAAAAGATGCAGACTCATTTAGAAAAAATATTAAAAAAGAAAAAAGACGATATTGAGTTTTTCAAGAATTCTGATTTACATATTTGGGAAACAAGAGAAGATGTTAAAAAACGAAAGAAAGACGCCTTTAAAACATAATCTAATAGTTTAGATAAATAGTTTTATGAAATTTGAAGAGTTGTATAATTTAGTGCTTGAGAATGAACAAGTTGTCATTGAAGAAGGTTTTTTTAATAAATTAAAAATATTTGCTATAGGTGCGCTATTAGGTTTTCCTGCTGTAGACTTTGAATATCAAAGATATAAACAAGCAGTTTCAGAAAAATTAAAGGAAAATCCAGAACAGATAGAACAGGTGTATCAATCTGCAAATGATATGGCAATGGAAATATCTAAAACTCTTCCGCCAGAAGTTAAAAATCAAATTGCAAAAGCTGATCCTGACACTTCTATGAGAATAATTCAGCAAGCAGTAGAAGAGAAGCCTGTCAAAAAACCTTTTGAGAAACAACAAGTAGTTCCAGTTCAGCCTAAAAAACAAGCTTCAATTTTATCAGATATTAAAGAATATATCAAATTTCATGAAATAAGCAATTTAGGCATAAGAAACAATTCCTATGCAGATTCCAAAGGATATGCAACAATTGGAATTGGACACTTAATTTTAAAAAGTGAAGTCGGACCCGGTAAACTTTTCACACCAGATGAAATAAGTTACAAAACTATTAAAGGTGAAAAACGAAGAGTTATCACTATTTCTGATGAGAAGGCATTAGAAATATTTAATAAAGACTTTAATGGTAAAGTTGCAATGGCAACTTCTAAATCTAATTTTCCTAGATTATTACAATATCCTGAAAATTTACAAAAGGCAATTCTTGACGGCTTTTTCAGAGGTGATATTTCGTCTCGTAAAAGCCGAGGGCAGAACGAAGCGCGTGCAAATATAAAAACTGCAATGGAGCTTTTCTTTAAATATGAAGCTGCTCTCAAAGCAGGACAAAATTCTCAAGCAACTCAGTTTTTAGAAAAGGGTAAGAAATTCTTAGAAGTTGCTGCAACAAATTATCTAAAGCATCACGATTTACATGATCGTAGAAAAGATGGTGTGGATAAGCGAATGAAAGAGAACGCAAATTTAATACGTTCAGCATTTGACGAGTATATGACCCCTAATCAACAAAACAGAGTAGAAAATACCCCAAATTTATAATATGAAATTCAAACAATTATTCGATTTTATTTCAGAAGGCAGTGCAGTCAGAAGTTACTCCTGCCTTATGTTGGACCTCAGTTTTCTTTCTGAACAAATCCGAAAAGTTCAAGAAGAGATTTGTCCTTGTGAAGTTTATGACCTTGAACCCGGTCACGGTTTAGAAACCGAACCGCACATCACAGTTCTTTATGGATTGCATGTTCAACAAGCAAAGCCAATCACAGACAAGATAAATCTTCGACCAACGACTTTTAAAATCAAAGACTTTTCATTGTTCGAGAATGAAAAATTTGATGTACTAAAATTAGGAATCGTGAGCAAAGATTTACATGAACTCAACAAAGAAGTTTGCGATAACTTTGAACATACCAACAAATATCCTGATTACAAACCACATTGCACAGTTGCATACCTCATGCCAGGAGCAGGACATCACTACAAGAAATTAAGAAGTGAACTCCTTGGAAAAGAGTTCACTTCTAATCGCTTTATCTTTAGTAACAAATACGGTGACAAGGTTTATATCACTGTTTAATCTTCCTCGTATTTCAAGAACATGCGCTTCATTCCTTCAAAAGGAACTCCGTGAGTGCTTTTCTCCACAAAGATATTAACGTCTTCGTCTGTGAAAGTTTTATCAATCAAGCGAGGGCGAACAGAGAGAAACCAAGGTGAGTCAGGTAATACAACCTCAACATCATAATTATTTCTCTTTGCAATGTCATGATAAATTTGACGTTCTTTCTTATTAAGACTGGTGTTAGAAACCACAATGCGGCTCTTACCTTCTTTCATAAGGCTTTCAACTTTATTCTGACACCACTTGTGAGCATCACCAATTTTTGAAGGAACAAACAGGTAGTCGCCTACACAGTTGAGCCAATATTGATCTGCTTCACAAATGCAACATTCTGCTGCAAGTTTTTTTGCTTTTGTGCTTTTACCGGAACCGCTTGGCCCCATTAGTATGTATAGTTTGTTTTTCATTTCATCCATATATAAGGTCTTACTCCATTTTTTGTATTGCTGATAGTTAAGTGTAAGTGTTCGTGTTGATCGTTTCCAAGATACTTGCAAATGCTTTCTGCCGCCATTGAGCGAATGTGCATATACCAGTTTCGGAACTTTTTAGTTTTGCCTCCACCTTCTACAATATAAGGATCGTATTCAAAAGAGATTTTGTTTTTCTTGTAGAAGTCTTTTAAGAACTTCGCCTTCTTCGGACAAAGCTTGCCATGAATCTTGGGATTCCAAAGAGTGATGTGAACACCATGAGCAGGCAGTTGTGTAAAAAGACGAACTTCTTTATCAACAAAGGTTCTGTAATACTTGGCAAAATCTTCGGACACAGATAGCCGAACAACATCGTTGCCGATTTGTAGAGTGCCGTATGATTTGAGCCAAGAGTTCATAGTTCTTCACTATAGTTCAGGGTGAGGAAGCTGTCAATATTTTCTTCTCTGTCGTTGTATAAATTGAACACAGGAATGCTCATTTGCCGTGCTATGCGGATTGCTTGACCAGTTCCACCAGAATCCTTTCCATCTGGTGT